TCGCGCTGCGGGATGGCGTCGCCCGGGCCTCCGCCCTGGTACCAGGTCGCGCCGACGTTTTTGCCGTAGATGTGCGGCTCGCGCACGGTCAGAACGTGGCCGATGCGGTCGCGGCCGTCGTAGGGTAGCGTGACCCGCATGCCGTGCTCTCCGGGCGGCAGCCGGTCGTCTTCCGGGCTCCAGACGCAGTAGCGCATCAGTTCGCCCTGCAGCCTGAGCGGCGGCGGGTTAAAGTTGACGACGGTGAACGGCTCGCACTGCCCGCTCTCGATAAGCTCTTCTCTCTTCGCTCTGGCGGCGTCCGCAAACGCTGACTGCGCGGCTCCGACAGCTTCCTGCCCTGGCGTGATGGCCATAACCTTGTTTCTCCTTGCCCTGCTCGTGTTGGCCGCCGCGGCGGCCGTTGATGTTTCCCTCGGCCGCTCAACCGGCGGCGAGGTGCCCTTCCATGCCCAGCGAATCCATCAGCTCGTCGCGCACCCGCTGCGCCGTGGTGCCCACGGTCGCGAGCATCGGCTCAACCTCGTGCCGGTGGATATGATTGACTTCCTCGATAAAGGCCTCGCGCCGCATTGCCTCCGCCGACCTCTCAATGTGCAGGCAGTTCGCCAGATAGGTCGCGGGGTCGACCGGGGCGTTCGCCATCCGGCGCAGCTCGAGCTGAATCTTGTCCTTCCAAAAGCCCGCCGACGGCATCTCGGCGTAGAACTCGTCGCCCACCATGAAGTAGTCACCATGCCTCGGCCACTCCCCTTTGAGCCGCGTCACGCCGTCCTCTGCGACCTCAGACTCCCAGGTAATCTGGGAACCCCAGGCTGAGGCCGGAAACCAGCGCTCAAGGATCGCGCCGCGGTTCTGATAGCGCGGAATCCACAACTCGCCAGATTCAAAGAACTGCGGCTCGAGCGCTTCCACCTCCGCGAGGTCGATGTCGGCGCCCACGCGCGGCATGTGCCGCATCGAGCCGAACGTCTGTTCGAGCACATTCTGGGCCCACACCACGCGCCAGGAGGGTCGCCCGAAGGGATTGAGGCCGCCGTAGCGGGTGATCTCCCGGCGTATCTCGCCTGGCACGTTCCGGTTGGCGTGTGCGTGCGGATCCACTAGGCGATCTCTCCTTTTCAGTGCGAGGCGGCCGAAGCCGCCCCGCCTGGTTTGTAAAAGCGGACACAATTTATTCCGCTTTTTATTTGGGACTTATATACATAACTCCCTCGGGTGAACGGTGCCCCATGCCAGTCCCTTGATCTCGACTACATAGGTCGATTTCAGCGTCTCCAGTGTCCTTTCGTCGGGCCACGACACGTCAACATAGGGGATATACGGCTCTCGGCCACCTTCGCCAATCGAACCTTGACAGCTTGCGTGAGTTCTCACGCCTTCGATGGTGTTCAGGTGTTCGACAATGGCCGCGATGCCAAGATCGGCATCCACCCAAACCTGAACAGGACGTGTTTCGTGATTTACGGAACCCATTTTCCCTCCAAGGGAGTCAAGTATGTAATTCCCTTTTATTTCAGCTAGACCGCGTCCTGGAACGCGGGGTTGATGGCCAGCGTGTGGATCACACCGTTCCACCAGGGAATCTTTCCGTAGTAGTTCGCGGAGTCCTGGTAGATGATGTCGTACTCGCTCAGCCAGTTGCCATTCTGGTCCATGCGCGGCCACCAGAGCGAACCCGAGCCCGCGAACGGGATGAACCGCTGCGAACCGGGATAGCGGACCGAGCGCAGGCCCGACTTGCGGAGCGAGTAGAGCTTGTCGATCGCCGCCGTCGACTCGGTGATGACGTCGCGGCCGGAGATCTTCCACTTGCCCATGGTGTTGGGGCCGATGTCGTAGTTCGCCGGCTTGCCGTCCGCCAGGAAATACGTGCTTTTCGCGAACCCGAGGATCTCGGCCGAGCTCGCCTGCGACAGGTGGGTGTACCAGAAGGCGTCGTTTCCGGCGTCGTCCCAGTTTTCCGTGCCAATCGCCTGCTGCTGGCGGGCCTTGAAGATCGAGACCGTGCCCAGGGTCAGGGTGCCGTTGGTCGCGTTGAGCGCCGGCGCCTGGACCCAGGAGATCGAGCGGTCCACGCCGTCGTAGTCTCCGGCGTTCGAGGGGTCGACGATGTACTGCAACCCCTGCACCCAGAGCGGCGCGCCTGTGGTCAGGCCGGTCGGGATGAAGTTGTATCCCGCGGCCAGGCCAGCCGGCACGTTGTCCAGGGTGACGGTGTCGCCGGCGCCGATCGAGTTCGATTGCTTGTCGGTGACGACCACGGTGCCGACCACGTTGAGCGCGGGGTCGGTGACCTGGTACTTCTCATAGATGTCGATCAGGCGCGCACCGAAACTGATGTTTGCCATCGGCACCACGTTGAGCAGGCCGGCATAGCTCGCGTCCACGGTTCCCACCACACCGTTGTTATAGGTCTGGAGGTAGGTGTCGCGGTCATGGCCCTGCTTCACTTTGGCGTCGGCGACCATGCGCGCGACGGGGTCGATCGCGGTCACCTGCGCGCCGCCCTTGGCGATGCGCTGCATCAACTCGGTCGCCGCAAACGCCGAGGTCATGGGCACGGGAGCGATGATGAACTCCGCGTAGCCGGGGCCGAAGCCCTTGGGGTAGATGCCGCCGTCCGGCTGGTAGCCTCCGGTGTGCCCGCCGATGTTGAACTGGATCGGGTGACGGAAGTCCTGCTCGCCGATTTCGCCGGCTTCTTTCGTAGCTGTCGAGAACATTTTCTCGAGAATCGAGTCCATGTTCTGGGTCAGCTCAATGTCGCGTTGCACAACCTGCAGGTCCAGGGGCGCCTGGGCGACTGCGGTTGCAAAATCCTGAATTGCCATGGTCTGGCATCCTTGCTGCCGTCAAAACCGGGCAGGCTCGGGCTCACTCGCGTTGGTTGTGCACACGGCCGCATCATTGCGGCCGGTGGTTCGGTTCTGGCGTTGCCCTGCGAATTGCCCTGCGAAGTGGAACAGAGTCGAGCCCATGGTGGTCTGACGCCCCCGGTAGGCGGTTACACGGTGACCGAACTCTTGCCTGCTCCCGATGCTTACTTTCGGCCCGAACGCAGCCGGTGATACTGGGTGATGATCCGGGCCTGTTTGTCGCCCGGGCTTGCCCCTGGGAAACCAGGGTCGGCCTTGGCCAGTTCTTCGGCCTTGGTCATCAGTTGCGCTTCGGTCGCGCCCTGCGGCAGCGCCGAGCTTGCGCTCGTCGGCTCCGGCTGGACTGCGGCGGTCCGCGCGCCCAATCTTTGCGCCTGTTTGTCAGCGTCGAGTTTCACCAGATTCTGGATCCGCTCGATCTCTTTGGTCACCAGGCCGGGGATCAGGTCCGCGGCCTTGCGCTGGTACCAGTCGGCGCGCATCTTGCGGGTTTGATCGTTCTGCGGCAGCAGTTCGTGCTGCGCAATCTCGAGCAGCGTCCTTGAGCCAGGCTGCATCAGCGCGTTCTCGAAGGCCGTGAAGATTCTGACCACGATGTCTGCGGTCTTGGTTTCCTGGCCGTCGGCGCCCACGTATTTCTGCTGCAGGTAGAACTCGGGGATGTAGGTGCCCCCGTCGATCGCCTCTTTCAGGCGCTCGCCGATCACCTTGCCGGCCGAGCTTCCCATGTCGCTGCGCACGGCAGACTGGAACGTCGCGTTCTCGGCCGCCCTGGTTTCCTTGGTTGCTCCGGCCTTCTTGCCGGCCAACTCCTCGCGTTCCCTCGTCAACCGCGCCGCTTCCTCGGTGGCCCACTGTTTGAACTCGGGCGTCGCGTCGGCCGGAATCTCCGGCGCTTCGTCGGCGAAGTATTCGCCGCTCATGATCAGGGGCGCGATCTCGGCCCACATCTGGGCGTATTCGAGCCGGTCGAGCCGGCGCTGATCCATCGAGCGCGCTTGCTCGTTCGGATAGACGCCGGTGTCCACCTTGGCCTTGAGTGCCGCGATCTTTGCCGTCATGTCGGCGTGGATGCTCGTCACTTCGCGGCCCACCACGGCGTCGATGAACGGCTTGCGGTCCGCCGCATAGGTTGGTTTGCCATCGGCTCCCATCACCGGCCTGCCGTCGGCCCCTACCACGGCGAACTGCGAGTCGAGCATCTCGAGCACCTGCGGCGCCGTCTCCGGAGCAACCGACAGGCGCATCGAGGCGGCCTTCAATCCCACCATGGCCGCCGAGTTTTCCTGCATGAACTCGGCGTCGGCTTTGGTTGGTACCAGGGCCAGCACCTCTTCGGCGCCGGCGAGTTTGCGGGCCATCGAGAAGACCTGACCCTTGAACTCCGGGTCGGCGTCGAGGAAGGCCTGCCGCTCGGGCTTCGCTGTGAGTAGGTCCGCCAGTTGCTTCGGGGTTGGCGGCGCTGCTTCCGGCGCTGCCGGTGCGGCTGCCTCGCCCGGTTTGGCTGGCTCGCCGGGCTTGGCGCCATCGGCCGGCTGCGCGCCGAGCTGGTCGGCTACGGCCTGGGCTGGCGGCTTCGCTGGTTCGGCTGCCGGTGCCGCGCCTGGCGCGGGCTGCGCGGCTTCCCACTCTCTGAGTTTGCGCAAGAACTCGACCTGCCCATCGCGGTTGCCTGGGAAGTCGGTGTTTTTCGGCTTCTCGCCGGCTGCCGCTGCCGCGGGTGCTGCCGGTGCGGCTGCTGGAGCAGCGGGCGCCGCGCCTGGGGCTGCGGGGGCTGCTGGGGGCGCTGCTGGTGCTGCGGGGGCCTGACTAGACGGCGCAGAGGATGGAGCGGCCGCGGGGGCCGCTGGGGCTGCTGCCGGTGCTGCTGCTGGCGCTGCTGGTACGACTGGACTTGCCATCTTTTCCTCGTTTCGAGTGGGCCGCCGCGGCGGCCGTTGGTCCTGCTGGTTGCCCCGGCCCCGCTTTTGAAGGCGGGGCCGGGTGCCTGTCCGTTTATTGCTGCTCTTCTACCGGCTTGCCGCCTGCCTCTGGATCCCCGGCGTCGTCGACGGCGTCGAGGAAACTCTCGGCAACCGCTTCGGGCTCGGGTTCGGGCTCATTTTCCGGCTGCGCTTCCATGGTCTCGGCGACCGCCTCCGGCTCGAGGTGGGTCTGGCCCTCGTCGACGAAGGTCTGAGGTTCGGCGACGACGACGCCTGACTCGGGCTGCGCCTGGGGCTCCTCACCCGGTTGCGCACCGCCGGCCGTTGCATCGGCGGCGGCCTTGTCGGCCGCGTCGGCGTCGAGATCTTCGGCCGATGGGAGTTGCTGCTTCACGATGCCGGAGCTGAGGGCTTCGGCGAGGGCGCCCGGTGTGCGCAGCGCGCGTGCCATCGCGCTCGCCTGAATGGCTTCGACGATTCTGTTCGAGGCCACCTTGTGCATCTCGACATCGGGATCGGCGATCAGCGCGAGCAAGGCCTCAACCTTGTCGAAGGGCTGCCAGCCGCTGGCCCTGGGGTTCGCGTTCATCTGCGCCTCGAGGTCCTTGGCGGCCTCGTCGCGTTCCGGGCCCGGCGGGAACTGGGCTGCGGCGGTCTGGCGCGCGTACTCGCCGGCAACGCCCAGGCGAATCGCGGCTGCGATCAGCATCGGGGCTCCGGTCACGGTTGACGGCACGCCGGCCTCGTCCAGGTAGATCAAGCTGAGGTGATGGCTGACCATCCTATACCAGCCGAGCCTCCCGATTGCGGGACTGCCGAGCGCAACGGCGCGATACCCAACGCCACCGACCACGTACAACACGGGGTCGCCCTTCTTGATTGCTGCAAAGTCCATGACATTCCTCCGTTTTATTTTGCTCCGCCGGCGACCTTGAGAGTGTCGAGGGCGGTCTTGACGACATTGTTTGAAGCAGTGACCTGCGGGCCGATGGCCCCGCTCTTGCCCTGGGGCGGCAGCTCGGCGAGCTCGACCTCGCGGTCAACCATGGCCAGAGCCTTGCCCAGCAGTTCCTTGAGGGCCGCCTGGGCGCCCTGCTGTGTTGGATCGGGCGGAGGTGGCGGCGGCTGGCCGGCAGCGCGCACCTTGAGTTCGAGGTTGGCTTTGCGCACGCCCTGCGTGGTCTGCATGTCCTGGCACATGCCGAAGTAGCGCTCGACCTGCGACCATCCGATGGGATTTTTGACGCGCAGGTCGGCGTTTTCGATCATGAACTCCTGAATGGTCGGAATCACGATCGAGTAATCCCAGAGCACGGAGGGTTCGACGGGCAGCTTCACGCCGATCGAGCCGTCCGGCATCTCTATCGGCATGCCCGGCTGCTCGAGCAGCACGTTCACATCCTGGAGGGTTTGGGCGCGCTGCGCCTTGACCGGCGAGACCACGTTCGGGTAGAGACGGCTGGCGATGGTGTCCTGGTTCGCCGGCACGTCGAGGATGCGCTGCGCTGCCGGGTTGCCCTTGGTCAGCCCATCCATCAGGTGCTCGAAACTCTCGCGCTCCTGCTCGGCGGTCAGCGGCATATCCTGGTCCTCGTCGGGGTAGACTTTAACGCGGCCGCGCATCTTCTCGAGGTTGACGTAATTGTTGCGGAACTGCGAGCCCTGGTCTTCGACGACTTCCCATATCTCCTTCGCGGCGCCGCACTTGAGCAGCTTTTGCAGGCACTCGATTGCGTTCTCGGCGGCCTGTGCGTGCTCCTCCTTCACATTCTCCCAGTACGGGGCCATGCCCAGGTTCGCCTGGCCGAGCTGCATATTCTGGCCGCCATAGGTCTCAACGTCGGGGTTGGTGCCGGCGCCTGCCAGTTGCGGCGGCATGCCGTTCAGCAGTTGCGCAAACATCCAGAGCATCTGCGGGTAGAGCGCGAGGCCCGGGTTCACGGGGATGTCGAAGTGCATGAAGGCTTCTGACATCGGCCGTTTGTCGCCCGCGCCAAACTTCATCGGCACCGGCAGCACCGTCGCCGGGGCCAGCGTGTTGCCCTTCCACTTGTCGGTGTCGATCCTCGAGCCGTCCACCAGGTTGAGCCCGCAGGCCGCCCGCATCATGTAGTCGTCGTAGAGCTGCATCGCGGAGTTGAACCGCTCGTTGAAACTGACCACGTTTTCGGCGATCGAGATCGAGTACACGCCAAACTTCTCGTGCAGCCGGCAGAGCGTCCACTCCTTGACCAGCGTGGCCTTCTTCACCGCGACGACTTTGGACCCGATCATCGAAATCTTGATCCCGTCAGGCGCTGCCGCCGTCATGCGGTCGGCGTAGTCCTTGTCGCCTTTGCGCCGGTAGGCCATGGGCTGCACCCAGACCTGCGAGAACGTCGGCCGCTGCTGGTCGGTGTCCGAGGTGTAGGCCGTGCCCATCGAGTAGCTCTCGTTGCGGCGCAGCCGGTCGTAGTCGGCGATCGACGAGGTGGAGGCGACCGCGCCCTCCTTGATGTCTTCCCACGCCGCCGGGAACATCATGCGCGCCTCGCCCACGTCGATCTCCATATCGAACGCGAGCAGCGGCACGCCGGCCAAATCCTTGGCCTGGGGGTCGGTGTCGATCTCAAGGCCTGAGTGGATTGACTGCTTTACCATGGCCCGCGGAATTTTCTGGACTCCGGTCACGGTGAGCACGTTTCTGGGCGGCCCGGCTTCCATATAGTCCTGGGGTCCCATCCTGGCCGAGCACCCGGGGCAGCTAAAGTTCGTGTCGTCGCCGGCGCCGAGCTGGTCGAGCGGCGTTTCCTTGCCGCATTTTGGGCAGTGCATGCGCTCGGGCACGTCGATCGTCATCTCGCCCAGCACTGGCTGCGTGTCGTAGCCAGACCAGGCGCCGTCGAGCACGCCGCGGGTGTACTTGAAGTAGGAGCCGTACAGGTAGAGGAACTCAAACTCGCCGCGGGTCATCTGCCGGATCCCGTTGCGCCGTTCAATGATGCCGATGGCATCCTGGGCGGCCTCGGCGGTGGTCAGGTCGGCGAGCACGCGCGCGTCCTGCGGCCGCACGATGGTCATCGGCACCTCGCGGCTCATGTTGCCGATAAAGGTCTGGCCGAGCATCAGCGTGACCGGGTGGATAAACCGCTCGAGGCCTGTCGACTCGCCCTGGCGCACCTTGTCCGAGCCCTGGTACCAGGCCAGCGAATCGACCCAGTTGCCGGCCTGCTCGTTCCAGTCCAGCACCTGCACGCCGCGATACATCAGCACGTTCTTCATCCAGATCCGCATGCGCTCGAGCCGGTCCATCGACCACTGGTTCCGGTACATGGTGATGATCGAGACGGTCTGGTTGATGTCCTCTTCGCTGAGGTCGAGCTCGATCCACTGGTTCTCGGCCGGGCGCTGCTCGGGGTTCTCTCCTGAGATTGCGGCAACCTTGGATCCAGTTGAGCCTGGAAGCGTAACCGGGATGATGCTTGCAGCCATCAGTTCGGTCTCCTGCCGTTCAAACTAAAGGTGCCGTTGGCGATCGCCGTGCGCGCGGCCTCGTGCACGTCGTCAAAGCTGATCTGCCGCTTCGGCGCCGGCGCCGAAGATTCCGGCGGCGCGGCCGCAGTCGCGACCGCCCGTTCATAGATCGGCGGCTGTCCGCTCAGTTGCGCGATGCGGTCGGTCAAGATCCGGCGTTCCTGCTCGGCCGTCTCGGCCCGCGCGTTTGCTGCCGCAATCAGCGCTGCGTCGCGAGCCTCGGCCATCTCGCGGGCGGCTTCGGCCTTGGCGGTTGCGCTCTCGGCAATCCTCACCCATGCCTCCGCGGCGTCCAGCCTCGCTCTCGAAACCAACGGCCATCTCATGCGAATATCCCCATCAGCCAGGCACCCAGCCTGGTCTCCGACGTTCCGGCATCCTGCCACTTGTCACCGACCCATATCAGGGTCAGGAAGAAGTCGGCGGTAATGCCGCGGCGCTCGCGAAACTCCGAGTACCAGCCGGCCCGGACGCGAACGTGCCAGGGCGCGTTCATTTCTTGCGCCTGGCCTTCTCTTTGGCGCTGGCCATGTCAAATTTACGCTTCACCGCGCCACGCACGCGGGCCTTCTCTTCCGGCGTGCCGTTCTCGCTCACCCTCGACAATGCGTTCGCCCCGTGGCTCCGGTCGGGAATCGGATAGGCGCGCTTCTCGGGAATGGCAAAGGCTGAGTCGGGCAGTGCGTCGCGGGTTGCCGTGGTCAGTTTCGCCATCGTCAATTCTCCGGGGCCCTAGTTCTCGGTTGCGTTGATTAAGATCGTGGACGCGGTCCTGGACGTCACCACGCAGATCACGGTGCCGTGGGTGACCGGGCCGCCAGGGCAGACCGGGAACGGCGAGCTGCCGCCGTTGCCGATGGGCACCGTGTTGGGTGGGTGGTCGCCGGGATAGCCGGCAATCAGCACCGGCTCCTGCGTCGGACCCACTGCAATCGGCGGGCCGAGCACGTACAGGCCGTTGCCCTGCATGGTCGCGAGGCGATAGATGAAGCCCTGGAGCACGCCGGCGTTAAGCGAGGCATCCTCTTGCAGCGAGATCCGGCTCGAGACCTGCGTGGTGCGAACGATGACTGCGGCGCCGCCAGCAACGGGCGCGGCGTACTGGGTTGTCTTTTGCATTACCCTCTCCTCGTTGCCCTGCTCTGGCCCATCTGTTTCATAGCACCTGCGCCGGGGTGTACGACCCCTGCCCGTTGGTTTCACCGACCAGCGCCTCACGGCGTTGCGTGGCCTTGCCTGAGTCGTAACTGAGATGCACGCAGGCCGGCGCACCCTTTGAGAACTCGAGGATGACCTGGTCGAACGGAAGTTTGCTGTCCAACCGGATCCAGTCAAACACCGTCTGCAGGCCGCCCGCGACTGGCACGGTCACGCGAATGTCTGCCGCCGCGTTGCCGGCCTCGTAGAGGTGCTGCGAATCGCAAGCACCGCCGACGCGCGCGTTGTGCCCCGGGTCGCGATAGCCGTCGTCGACCGCGATCGACCCAAACTTCACGCGCACCGGCTCGAGCAGTTTCTCGCAGAGCACGGTGGCGTTCGCGATCAGCCGCTGTTCGCAGCCGGCGACCCCAAGCTCGGTGTCCGCAAAATGTGGCGAGAGTTGCATGAACTCTTCTCCCCGTCAAAATGCTCCGCGGGCCAGCCTACGACCGGCGGAGGATAGATCCGGCCGTGGCGATGCGGCTGGTCCGCGGAACCCTGTTACCTGGCCATCAACCTCGAGGTCGCCGATGCGATGCGTTTGACCAGTGATCTCTTCACGTTCGAGGAGACCGCTGGCGATGCCGGGTTGCCGCCGAAGTAACCGGCGATTCCCGAGGAACAGTAGGGGTCTCTGTCAGCACCGAAAAAGATCATCCCGCACTGCACCGTGTTCCAGGTGAGATTGTCGCTGATGACGTACTTCACATAGCCGCCGGCCACGGCGCTCATGCGGCTGGCGCCCGTTGCAGGGATCCCGTTACCGGCCGAGGCCGTGAAACCTACCAGGAAATTGCCGCCGCTGAAATTCGTCTTGTTGAAAAGCCCGGAGAGATCCGGCTGCCAGGTCACGCCGCCGCCGAACACCGAAAGGCCGCAGCTGGGGGCCGTCACCTCGATGCCATCGAGGAAGAGACGGCTGGCCTTGGTCGCGCCGTAGTCCAGAAAGTCGTAGGACTCTTTGCTGAGGTTGCCGACGCCCCAGACGCCGTTACAGTTGATCGCGAGAGCGTCCGACGAGGCGACGAAGCCGGCCGGCGTGGGGTTCGTGGTGGTCTGGGCGACGGCGGCGATCGAGAGTGCAATCACGGCCAGAAATACGAGTCCGATATTTCTCATTGGTTCCTCCGTTTCGGTTGGTCTTGCTTAGTTGGTTTTCGGAACCCACGGCCGGCCCATGTGGCCGGTCCACGAGTCGCAGGTTTCGTTTCCCCCCGCGGCGTCGTAATAGCCGTAGGGGATCATCAGGTCGCCCTCGAGACCCCAACCGGAGCCCCAGGAGTTGCGTGCAAGTTCCACGCCCTTTGTGTCGTCGTAGCCGTAGACCAGCAGCTCGTGGCCGCCGACCGGCGTCTCGAACCTCGCGGGCAGCGGCAGCAATCCAGTCTCGGCCACCTCGTCGCTCTCGATCGCCTTGTACACCGGGATGCCGATCGTCCGGCAGTAGCCGGAGGCCAGCACCGACTTCGCGGTTGCAAGGCCCTCGTCGAACAGCACGCGGTGGTAGGCGCCGATCCTAAAGGAGTACGCGGCCGCATCCATCGGCGCGGTCGGCGCCTGGCCGATCGCGGTGTCAATAAATGGATCCGCCGGGTCCGGGCAGACGCCAAGCTGGTTGAGGACCTGAAACAGGGTGCGGCTGTCCGAGCCGTCGTCGGCAGGGAATGTGCCGTTCTTCATGCGTTCCTGGGCGTAGAGGAAGAGCGCCGAGAACATGGCCGGGCTAACGAGTTTGGTTGGGAAAGCGGAGGTGAACGCGCCGTAAAGCCAGTCGAGCCATCCTGCTCCTGACTGGCCTGTGCAGCTTCCGCTCGCGCCCTGGTCGCGCACCGGCCCGAGGCCTGGCTTCATGCTCACCGTGGCCGGACCCAAGGCCAGCGACCGCATCGCGAGGTGATCGCGAACGTCGAATGGGTCTTTCCGGACTCTGAAAATGCGGCTCATGTGGACCTCTATTTCTCCGGCTCGTCCGGCGCGTCGTTCGTCTTGTGGCCAGCTGCGATTCTCACTGCGCCGGCCACCGTGCCCAGAACGGCGAACCCGATGGGCACCCAGCCCGGGCAGCCCTGGATGGCGATCGTGCCGGCGGCGGCCGAGCCAAAGGCGGTCATAAAGAAGCCGGCATACCCGGCCAGCGTTGTGGGGCTCATTCCAAAGAGTTTCGGCATGGCGTTTTTCCCCTCTTTCGTGGCGATTTGGGCCCTTCGATTACCAACGCGCCTAGCGGTGCCAGGTGACGGTCACCGTCGGCGCGGCCAGGGTTGCTACGTTGTACTTCCCGGTCTCGATCACGTTCGGCGGCGTGCTCGGCAGCAGTGGCGGAGCCAGCGACGCGATCGTTGTCACGGCCGGCGCGCCCAGCGCGGGCGGGTAAAGTGCAATCAATTGCGCGGTCGAGGCCGGCGAAGGCGGTCCGGTCCATGCCGGCGTGAGGTTCGTTTGATACTCCCCACGGATAAATCCGGGGGATTCTAGCGTTCTTTCGAACGCCTTAACTGTTTCAACCAGCGTAGCTGAATTTCTCCAGACTTACACACTGTCCGCAGTCGTTTAACGACTCCATGTATCCCAAGGCGTCGAGTATCCTGATCCCTTCCGCTTTCAGATTTAGAGATGCGTTTCCATCCCGGCTATGATGACTTCCACAAGAAGGACAGTCCCACTCTCTATCTGAAAGAGTTAGGTCATTGTTTTTGTATCCGCATTCGCTGCACAGTTTCGTGCTTGGAAAGAACCTATCAACTTGGACTGCGTGCCTGTTATTCCAAAGTGATTTATACTTCCATTGTCGAACTGTTTCTCCGAATGCGGCATCGAGCATCGACTTAGCCAGCTTGGTTTTCGCAAGACCTTTGATGCTTAAATCTTCAAGACACAGTGCTGGATACTTTTCAACCAGACCATGCGTTAGTTGATGAGCAAAATTACTCCGTAGATTTGAAATCCGTTCATGGACTTTTGCAACAGAGACTACAGCTTTGGCACGGTTACGACTACCTTTAACGCGACGGCACACCTTTTGTTGAGCTTTCTTTAGCTTTTGAGCATGACGACGGTAGAACTTTGGAACTGAGACCTCGCCCCCGTCAGACAGCGTTAGATATGTATTCAATCCAAGATCGCCACCTTGCATCTGCTCAGGTTTTACCTTTGGCAAACATTCTGTTAATTCAAACTCAGAAACTAATATAACAAACCAACGACCCGTTGCTGTGCGCTTAAATGTCGCTGATTTTGTTTCACCGTCAATGATTCGTGATTGACGTATCTTTATCCAGCCGATCTTAGGAACATACACTTTACCATCTTTTACCACTACTCTCTGTGGTATACGGAAGGTTTGTTTTGTACTCTTCTTGGTTTTGAATACAGGAAATCCGGCATTCATCTTTGGGTTGAAGTGGTTATCGTATGCTCGTTTTAGATTCTTTAGAACCTGCTGCAAAGACTGAGAATCAAAGTCATACATCCACGGCCTCGACTCTTTGAATTTAGTGAGTTCCACGGATAATCGTGACTGAGATATGCTTTTCTTGTTTTCTTTGTAGAATGTCCGGCAGCAATCCAAAGCAAGGTTCCACACAAGCCTAGATGCCCCCGCTTGGCACAAAAGTTTCTGTGCTTCGTCAGACGTTGGCTCCATGCGGAATTTGAACACCTTGCGCTGTTTAGACATTTTTCTGATTTTCAACGTACTGTTTTATTACTTCCAGTGGAGACCCGCCAACTGTTGAAACAAAATAGCTATTCGTCCACAACGTCGGCAACTTTGATTTCAGCGTTCTAAACTCATTTCTCAGCGTGTGAGATGAAACACCCTTCATGTTCTTGACAAGGCGGTGAATGCCAAACTGAGGATCAATTTCCACGAGTACGTGAACATGGTCTGGCATGATTTCTAGCGCAATTACTTCTGCCTTATACTTCTCTGCCGCTTGTCGAATAACAGATTCGCACCGTGCTGCAATATCACCAATCAAAACACTGCGCCTATACTTCGGAGTCCATACCACATGGTACTTGCTCGAATACACCACATTTAAGTTCGATTTGTAGTCTTCTAGTGCCATAACAAAACTATACAGTACATCGGTGTATATTGTCAAGAACTATTTTTCTACGCAAAACACGCCTTATATCCCCATGCCTGAAGGCAGGGGCTTTACGGCGCTTTCTCGGTAAATGTACCCACAGGTGTAGCCGGTCGGGCACGCCGGCGCATTGTTTGAGACGGTGACGGTGGGCGGCGGGGTCACCGGCGCCTGGCCGTGGCTGCAGCCGACCAGTGCGGCGGCGAGCACAAGGACCAGAAATTCGTTGCGTAGCTTCATTTGAATCCTCCTACGGGTTGATGGTTACGGTTGGCTTCGCCAGCGCTGGCGGCGACGGAAAAGACGGCACGGCGACTACTGCGACGTTGCTGTTGGGGCTGGTGACGCCCTGGGCGTCGACGCTCCTGACCACATAGTCGTAGGTCTGGAGCGGTTGAATCGTGAGGTCGAGGTAGCTGGTCACGGCGACCGGCGCCGTGTTGAGTTGCTGGTAGGTTGCGAGTCCGTCGGGCGAGCGGTAGGCATTGTAGCCGGCGACCGGATCCGGCGACGATGCCGGCGCATCCCAGGTCAGCGTCACGGTCTCCTGGGTCACCTTGGCCTGGGCCTCCGCGGATCTCGCCCATACCGCCAACACAACCAGCCCGATGGCAATCGCTCTCAGCATCAATCGCTCCTTACCGGAGAAGGTGAATATAACCCAGCGCACTCAGGGCCACCAGGGTCGCCGGCACGCCCGCCAGAAAAACGATGAACCAGAGCACGCCCTTGACGAAGCTCTCAAAGTTGCGCCGGGTGGTTTTGAAGTCGCGCCACTCGTTTACCATGCCATCGTCTCCATACTTGCCGAAAAGGATCACGTCCGTGATCCGGCCCCAAATCTGGAGCTTGAGCAGTTCTCTCTCGACGCTCTCGTGCCCAGGTTCATACGGCATCTCTTCCCCCGCCCCGCTCGATCTTCCTGACTATCTACTACCGCTGCGCTAAATCTCCGGCGTGTGCCGCCCCTTCTCGGCCTTCACACCCTTGGCGTGGGCTGCCGATGCCGTGAGCTTCAGAAGCTCTGTCATGCGGCTGTTAAAAAGCACATGGACCTCCTGAATCTTGCGCTGATTCCGCAGACCGACGATAAGGCCGAATAACGCCACAAGACTAGGCGGTAAGGCAGAAATCATGGCAACTTGAATGCCTTCCGTCACGGGTTACTCCTTGTTTGGCTTTTCCGCTTCATCGCTAAACACGTTCCCGCGCCCGCCGAGGATCGTGCGGAGACTGGTCAGCACGCGCTTGGTGTAATTGTCGCCCTCAAGAGCACCGCGAGTGTAAAGCTCTTCGCGCATTGCTTTGTCAAGCTGCTCCCAACTTATCGCGTCCATTGATCCTCCCAGCCAATTTCAGCAACCTTGCCCCACGTCGCATCGCCATCCTCTGCGCAAGCTCCGCTGGAATCCTTGGTCTGCATCCTCCCCGGCTCTTGCGTCGCGCAGGCGGGGATGGAAGTGGCGGAGGCTCTTCCCTCGTGACCATCTCCCAGAGGAACAGCGGATCGGTCTCCCTAATCCGCCGCATCTCCGCGCGCATACCTATCACCGCAACGCCACGACTTTCAAACCACTCGGGGCCGGGAGCTTCTTCGCCAAGGTCGGCTGAGGACCGACAGCATCGAAAGGCTTCTCCAACTCCGCCACTGTTGGAGAAGAGAGCGTAGGAGCAAGAGGAACGCCCGGAACCACGACAGGGCCGACAACGTTTGAAGGCGCACTGTTTTGCGCGGCTTGAACCGTTTCCACGTCATAGCACTTTGTCAGGCCAGTCGCATTGGAATCCGTGAAATTCGGAGTGCTCGGGCGCGCGGTCGGCGTGGTGATTTCCTTCCAGTTTGTGCTGCTGGTCGGATCGCACGAACCACTCACGGATTCGGCGTAGAACGCATAGGTGCATGGCGCTGAGGTTGTGCATCCAGCCCAGTTTCCACTCACTAATGGAGCGATAGCCACAAGCACGACACTATGCCCAGAGGAGGCAGGAGGAACCTGCGCGTGACAGCCAACCGAAATCGTGACTGCAATCAGGGCGAGTGTTGCGAGTGTGCGTTTCATGTATTCTGCCTTGTTTGCTTAGTTTGTACCGTAAATACTCACGGTGTCGCCAACAGCGAAATTCGTACCTTCAGGTGATAAAGTTATACTAGTGATGGTTGCTGTATTGTGCCAAATGCCTTCACTTGAGAAATTCCACGCATAGTCAGAACCGGGACCACCGGCACTACAAGCAGAAGATTCTGTCTTGTAAAGGTTGGTATTAACGTAGTCGGTAATTATAATCTTTCCACCGCCTCCGTAACCACTCGCACCTAATGAGCACGACTGGGCTTGTGAAGCGCCATTGTCAGTTAACCTACCTGGACCCGTTCCTCCCGCCGCATAAATAGTGGTGTAGTCATAATTCAAACCTGAATCCCCGTTAAATTTAATGTCTACCTCGGTAACAGCGACGTTAGTTAATTCGCGCTACAGGCAATAGCGTAAGTGCCGCCAGCCGTTGCGGTGTGTGTAACCGTTACCGTCCCCGTTGTTGGCACAACCGCCGTCCAGGGGACGATTGTGGTTGTGCTGTTCTGTGTTGCCGTGCAGTTGCTCGCCGACGTTACCCAAGAACAGGCGAGCGCGTCTGTCGTCGCAGCCGTGGTTGTTAATGTTCCACAATTCTCAAGCAGTTTCGACGAGGAAGTAAGAAGGGAACTGTCAGGAAATTCGAGGCCATTTGAAGGGTGAAAATATGGCGTTGTTTCATTTTGCCAGTACGCAGCATAACCGCTGCCGGTTTCGGCGTAGACACGGTCACCACTAACCCCAGCATCTAGGCAGAGGCCGCTTGCATAGGAGCCAAACGCCCCGAAGAGAGCGCAGTTCTTGTAGCCCGTGGTCGATACCTGTAATCCGTTGTTTGCGCCTCCGTTAGACCCCGCTACAGATGATCCGTTTGGATAAAAACCGTTGCCATAAAGATCAAGCGAAGTGTTTATCCTGCTGCTGGCATCAATGCTGTTGATGGTCATTATTGCATCGGTAAAGTACGCGGAGCACGTACCCGATGATGAGCTTATCGTCACTGTCATGTCGTAGACGGCGGAGTTTTGTGGGAGTCTGATAGGGCTTCCGAGTATCCCAGCTGTCCACACTCCGGCAACATTCACGGTGTTTGCGCCACCGCTGGTCCCGGAAATTGTTGAGCCAGATGAGTCTACTGCGTAAGAGTTGACGCTGGAAGTACACCCTGAACCCCATGAGCTAGTCACACCCTGAATCTGGAATGTCCCTCCGACAACCGCGCCGGTAGGTACTTTGAGTTGCTGATAAATTTCGACTGTCTGCCCAGAAGTCGCAGTCAGTTCCGCTCCATAGGCGCCGGAATGAAGCGCTGCGGATGTAACTGAAACCGTACCCGTTGACGATAGTGTTGTTGACCATCCAGTCAAGTCCCCGGTGCGAAAGTTCCCGTTTGTTAGAAGTGATTTATAGGCACCCATTGCCACGAACCCATAGTTAGATGGATCATTGTCGAAAGTGCCGACGAACGGCCCACCAAGATTTTCCAGCTGGCGTCCTACTGGCGCAGTCACATTGAGATCGGGGCGATAACAAGGACCGGCCACTCCTTGTAGGGTCGTGTTGGGTCCAAGGACGATCCCATAGGTAGCCGTAACGCTTGGAGCAACGCTGAAATAGGTGCTTGTAACGTAACCAGAGGGCGGGCAATCTGTTGTGAAAAGCGTGTTGTCTATATAAAGCGGGCCATCGCCTCCTGTTACCGATACATAGTGAGGCAACCAAGTTCCGAAGTCACCACCCCCGGGATTCTCGAAATGGCTTCCGTGCACCCAAGAAGTACCATTCGTTTGAGAAAGTTCCACGTTGTCAAATGAATCGTTATTGAAGTGGATTTCCCCATCGCTAACTATTACAGGACCGCCGTCAGCGAACATCATGTTTTCGAAAACCATGTTTTCGCCGAAATTATCTCCTGGTCCCGGTGTACTCATTGAGAGAGTTTTTGCATTGTCGGCCCATCGCCCGTTTTCAGTCTTGATTCGCCACACGTTATTGTACATCACCGCCGCATTTGTGAATCCATAGATATTTACCGAATCAATAACTTGAGTGTTAAACCAGTGGGTGCCGTCGCCATAGTGCAGCCCATCCATCGCAAAGTACAAACCAGGTGAGGGATAACCAAGTAGGGCAATCCCCTTTATCGCGTACCCAAATACGCCGTGCATCGGGTAGGTAGGATCTGATTGATACATGGTAATTCCCGCGACTCCCTCGCCTGCATCGGCATTCCACTGCAAAATCGTATGTCCGCCGTTGGAGTACCATGGGGCCTCATCTGAGATGACAGTAAAGGAGCCATGCACAACGCAGATAGCATTGGAAGGAAATTGGAGGGAGGAAGAGGCCGCCTGCGCAGCCGTGTTAGCGGCAGATATTGCAGTTGTATCATCCGTAGAGCCGTCACATTTAGCGTTGTATGGGGCTGCAATCACGCTGATTGATCGATTTATGCTCGATACCGCACTGGCAGCCGCGACGGTGCCTGTGAACGATGCGCTTGTACCATTGAGTGCGCCGGTCAGCGTGCCACCGGAGAGAGGGAGGTAGGTGCCAGTCGAATTGATGGTCACCTCCCCAGTCCCGCCAGATGGAGTGATAGTGATGTTCGATCCAGGGATGATCTGCGTCACCCCGCCGAACCCCGAGCCGAGGCAAGCGGAGAGCGTTACGCATGGCGTCCACTGGCCGAGCGACGTGTTGAAGCCGTAAAAGGCAAAAGCCTGCGGCGTACTCTGCGCAGGCTCCGAGGTCGATGGGTTGGTGATCTTCTCAAACTGGCCGGCGGTCGCGTTCCACTGGTAGAGCGCGATCGGCGTCGGCTGCAGCCCGATGACCTGGCCTCGCACACCGAGCGCAGCGCACGCGGCAAGCGCAAGCAACCCGACAATCCTCGCGAGGTTTCGCACGTTCCGCCCTTTCAAAACTACTTAGGTTTCGCCGGCTCCGCCGGTTTCGCCGCCTTGGCTGCCGCGGCATCCTCCGCCGCGATCCGGTCCAGCCAATGCTGGCACTCCTGAATTGCGCCGGCGATTGCCTGCACGTTAGCGATGGCCTGCTGTTGCTGCTGTTGTAGCTCGAGCAGCCGCCGCTCAATGTCTTCGCGCTTGACGACTGAGGCCCCCGTCGGCGCTGCCGGCGCTGGAGCCGCCGGCTTTGCCTCCCCCCGTACTCGTATTTCACTGAAGTCTTCCACCACCCGTTATGCTCACGTTGCCGCTCATTCCCGCATTCGATGAACTGCCGCCGCCCTGATACTCCAGGGCTCCTATCGCTGGGGGATTTGGGCGCGTAAACTGCTGAAAGTCCCAAGTCAAATATGTATTGCTGGCTCCCTGCGACTCCACTGGTCCTACTTGAACCCCCGCGCCGATGGCGGGACTGGTCGCCTGCAATTCGTAGTGCGTCCATGCTCCGTCAGCGGCGCTGACAAACAACGGATTCTCAATCGTGCCGTATGTCGCGGCGGGCGTTGTACTCGATGGCGTGGCTGCGCTGTAGAAGATGTTGTTTGATCCGGCCAGGGTGCCATTGGTTCCGTTAGCCGCGAAAAATACGTTCTGGCTGCTCGTATAGGTGTAGGCAGGCTGATAGATGATGTTGTTCGTGAAGTTGTCGGTGACGTTGTTCTGCGAAGTATTAACCTGGATGGCCCCCGACTCACCCTCGCCAGAAAAAGTGTTCAGAATCGAGGAACAATCGAACATCGTATTGTTATAGAAGTAGACGGTTCCCGCGCCAGTCGCCGTACCGCTTCTTTTATCCGCGATGCAATTATGGGGATTGTCCGTGCCCCCATCAGACGCTCTGGCTAGTCCGCAGTGGTGCAGGATGTTGTTGTAAACCAGAATGTATCCCGACGACGGATCGATGGTCGCCAGGTTGATGCAACTCCCGTTCACGTCTGCGATGTCATTGTCGTGAATGGAGAAGTTATAGTATCCCGATGAACTGTCCTGATTGACCTGAAATCCATTGTACGCGGCAGTATTGCTAATTCGGTTCCACGCAAACTCCCACCCATCTCCCGTAAAGTAGACATCGTGGAACTGTTTATTGGAGCCATTTGGAAGCGCGGTCGTGTTGTTGGAGATATTCACGATATTATTGCCGAGGGCTTCTATTCCGCTCACATACGTAGAAGCTCTGACATCAGCCGCTTCAATTCCCCCACCCGCCTCGTTGTAGCAATCCGGGCACTCCAGCGTGTTGCCCACAATACGAAAATAATCCCACGCATGAAGCGCAGAAGTGTTCGATCCCTGCCCAATCAGTGTCATGCCAGAGATCACAGTGTAGCTCGCGTCTCCGGTGCTGCCGATGCCATTCATGCTGTCAACTGTCCCGCCAAGAATCGCTGTAGCCCCAGGTCGTGCTTGAATTGTGATGAAGCTGGAGGATGTCCACCCACCTTTATCCATTGTCAAGGCCCCACCCTCTCCGCTACCAGCGAAATACGGATAGTTGACGCCATCCAGAAAGACAAGGACATCTCCATTGGCGATGCAATGGTAATAGGTGTACGGGGTCCGATAAGTTGAATATCCTCCGCTTGTAACCGGCACATTCGTACTTGTCAGCGTCCACGGGCTGCCGTACGTGCCACTTCCACCCGCCCCGCCGCCCGCCGTGCCGTTCTCGATTGTGGTGCAATTGCTGCCTGGAGTATCATTTACGATCCCCGAACCGATGAACCAGATGTTGCCACTGCGTACCGTAAACGTAAGGTTGGAGCAGGAACCACCGGAAGTCGTAACTACGATATTGCCTGTGCCAGTTGTTCCGCTGGCAATCTGTACGCTGATCTGGTCGTGCTCGCCGGTCACATCGTTGTTTGAACCCCACACGAGATACTGCGCCACGGGCGTGCCGTTGACGGTCACTGTAGACGTTCCCTGGCTCGATCCGAAATTGTGGCCGTAGATGCTCAGGTAGATTCCATCGCCGCCTTCGCCGCCCGTCGCCGGTCCAGAGAGCACGTCCTGATACAGACAGACAGGAGCGGCTGCAAAAAGTGGAAGCGTGGCGAAGAGCACAGCAAAGAGAATAAGTAGTCGTTTTATCATTACAGGCTCCTCAGAACGGTGCAGGTTGCGGCCCAGTAACCACTAGTAATGGTTCCTGAAACGGTTAGTGTTGTTGAGGTTGAATTGTAATCTTGAATCGTACCGCCATTATCCCCATCGATGTGTGCGCGTATAGTGCCGCTCAGGGCAGTTGATGCAGTGTTCCCGTAGTCGGAAATTGAGCAAACAAGCCAGTCGTTTGCTTCAGGCGCAGTGACGGAGATTGAATATGTGGCGCCGTTTCCGGTTGCCGTCGTTGAACTGCCGATATGCAGCACGCCTGAATACTCACTGACGCAGATGCTAGAAGCGTGTCCACTCTTGAGAGGACTGGCCGTGAAAGTCATTGCCCCGGTGCGCGTGTTGGCATCGGCTCCAGTCCCGAACATCAGGGCATTGTAGTAACTATTCGCCGTCACGGTTGATCCTTGTTGCGAATAGCTGTTATAGGTTCCGCTGTCCACAACAGTCGGCGTTGGAGCAGTTCCAAGCGTGTCGATAGCTAAGTAGATCGTGCTTCCGCTAGTCGCTGAGTAACTCGCGGTTGTCAGAGTAGTTGCGCCGCTACTAAGCGTCTGTGTACATGCAGGAGTACCGATGTGAGCGATGCTGGCCGCGCTTATCGTGTACGTCGCGTTTCCCACGCTCGAATCCGTGTAGCCCACAAGCGTTGCTATGGCTTGCACAGTCTGCGTGGTTGAGACCGTGATCGGCGTGGTGTACGTGCTGGTCGTTCCGCCTGAGCAGAGATTGGCTGATTCTGTGGGCGTTGTTCCGTCCGTGGTGTAGCACAGAACCGCGAGAGGAGTCGCGGTGGAGATCGTCACTGTCTGTGTGCTGCTGTAGGTTCCTGCGCCGGGTGAGAATGTCGGCGTAGAGGCTGTAGAGCTTCCACCTCGGTTTGCCGCTGTCCATTGGCCAATCGTGTACTGACCAAACGCAGGAACAGAAAAGAGTAGGAGGAATAAAATCAGCTTCTTCATCGTGCCCCCACATTGAACGTCACCGCGCCCGGAGTGCTTATTGAACTGGCCGTCTGATTGCAAATCTTGTAGTTCAGATATCCAGCAGTCGGCCATGTGTCCAAGATCAATCCACCCGTGCTGCCCCAGCCAGTTGCAGCACTCGTATCAGCGCTTGGTGTGATCAAAAATGTCATGCTTGTCGTGACGCCAGTCATGGCGATCTGGACCGTGGAATTGCAGGTATTGGCCGAGACAGACCCCGTGCTGGTGGTAAATGTTGTATTCGCAACTTGGATCACCGCGCCTGCTGCGGTAGGCGTTGCTGCGGCCATGTTCGCGGATGGTAGCACTCCACTTACATCCGCTGTCAGACTCACCGCCGAAGAGGTCATTGCTGATTCGTTCACACCATCGCCTGTAGCTGGTGCAGCCGCGTGCAGGATGCCCGCCGTGACAGTCGCTGGCAGTTTGAACACGTAAGCTGTGCCGCCTGTAACTGGGGCCGCGAATCCTGCGGAGTTTGCGGGGAGTGCGGGGATATTGCGTGTGCCTGCCGGTAGGCTCAATGCGGAGGGTGTCGTGCCGGTAAGCTGAACGCTCGTGAACGTGCCTGCCGCTGGAGTTGTGCCGCCAATGACCACGCCATCGATCGTGCCGCCTGTAATGGCAACTGAAGCGGGGCCGTAGGGATTGGCGACGGAGATCGCACCGCTGGAATTGCTTATTGTGGTCCCGTCCGGCTTCACACCGCCCAGGATAGACGAGGTTGCTGTTGGCAGAGTATATGCTGAAGGCACCGCGCCACCGTCTGCTATCACGTCTCCCGAAGTGGCGTTCATTACAGCCAAATGTCCAACCGTCGCTCCAGAACCCGGCCCGGTAACGGGGTTGGTCAGCGCGGATTGTTTGCCGTTGAACGTGGCCCAGTCAGCTGAGGTTAGATAACCGTTAACAGAGTTAGTAGCCGCTCCCAATGTCGTCTGAATGTTCGCTGAGGTCGCCGCTGTTATTGCCGTGCCACTAGAGAACGCCGCGATATTCGGACTCACAGGCGAGCCGCTGGTGGTCACTGTGCCGCTACCGGAAGGCATACAACTCCCGCCGGAACTGGTCAAGCACTTGAGTTGGTGCGCGGTCGAATCCAGATAGAGACGATCATAGGTGGATGCTGGGTTGGCTGGGGCTGCGATCTCCAGCGCGTCCTGGTAGCTGGTTCCAGCGCCGCCGTTGAAGCCGGTTCCGCTCGCTGATGGGCCGGTTACGCCCAGCACCCCGCCCGAGCAGGCGTAGAACGTCCACGGGTTGGTGGTCACATCGACCACGCCTGTCTTCGCGCTGCAGGTGGCCGCGGCGAGGATCGTCGCCGCTGTCACCGCCGAGTCCTGCGAGTGTATGTTTGCGACCAGCTTGTACCACTCCGGGCTCAGAACGACGGTCATCAGCGCAGGTTCATGCGTGCCGCCGACCGCGTTCAAAGCCTCCTGGAGGCCGCCCGTGCCTGATTGCAGCGTAAATGTGGAGTGCTGGTTCACCGGCGCGAGGTTGACGCCGCAGCGCAAGTCTGTCGGCGTGAGGTAGCTCGACGGGGTAAGCACTTCGCTCGTAGCCTGGTTCTGGTCCTGAATCAGGACCGGAGCAAGGGCGAGCGTGTCGGCGAAGGCGTAGAACGTCGGGCTGTCGGCAAAGTCCAGTTGCGTGACCTGGCACCCGTTTACGTTCGAGAAGGTGTACGTGTTGGGCTTCTGGCCTTGAATCACCCAGCGGCCGTAGTTATCCGCGTAAACCCAGGGCGGCGCCCCGGCCGGATTGAACCCCTGAGCCAATACACACGCCGTCGCCGTCAGCGCCAGCACCAAAACCGCGAGAAGCCCGGTAAAGGTCTTCATGGTTGCCTCGTTCCTTGTGGAGATTGGCCGTGCGCCCCTCTGCCATCAATGGCAGAGGTAGGTCCAGGAGTACCCGGCGGTCGAGCTCGTGAGCCCGGCGGCGGGCGATGTCAGGGTTGCGACCGCAGGCGGCCCGATCACGGACGAGGCCACGGTAACGCCGGGGGCCACGCCGGTTGACGTGTAAACGCAGGTCGGGGCGTACTGGTACCCGCTCGTCGGCGAGCCGGCGGTGCCGGGCGAGGGCCAGGTCAGCGTAAAGATGGGATCGGCGGCCGTTGGAACCGCAGAGCCGGTCCTGAGAGTCACAGTCCCGGTCACGCTGTTGCCAGCGATCGCGATCGTCGGCGAGGTGCCGGCGCCCGTGCCGGCCGCGACCGTGGGAGGCGTTGCACTCAACAGGTAGTATTGCGTGCCCGAGGCGTAGCCGCCCGAGCCCTTCCACACGTACTGCGTTGGCGGCGCCGTGGTGATGTCGACCACGATGGCGAAGACGCTGCCCTTGGCTGCCGCAATGATCGTCGCCGGCGTGGTCGAGGCCAGGGTCGAGTTCTGGGTTGAGATCCCGGTCACCAGCTTGTACCACTCGGGAGATAGGATCACTTCCATCGCGTTCGCGGCCGTGAATCCGCCCACCGAGTTGATCGCCTCCTGGAGACCGCCTGTGCCTGATTGCAGCGTGAAGGTCGTATGGTTGAGCGACGGCGCGATGTCCACGCCGCAAGAGAGCTGCGTCGGCGTCAAGTAGGTCGACGGCGTCGCGAGCTCGCTGTTGGCTGAGTTCTGGTCGGCGATCAGCACCGGAGCCAGCGCCACAGCGTTCGAGAACGCATAGAACGTCGGCCGGTTTTGAAAGTTGAGCTGCGTAATCTGGCACCCGTTGACGTTCGAAAACGTGTAGGTGTTTGGCGACTGGCCTTGAATCGCCCAGCGGCCATAGTTATCGGCATACACCACGGGGGGCGAGCCGGCCGGGTTGAATCCCTGAGCGAGGACGAGAGCCGGCGTCAGCGACGCCAGCAGGATGACTGCGAGTGCGAGGAACTTCCGCATGTCGATTCTCCTGGTGACTGGTCGCCGCGGCGACCTGAGTCCTATTGTGGAATTGGCCTTACGAGGGGTCCTGCTTAGAAATTGTAAATCTGCCAGCAGATGCGCGCGTAGCGTCTCAAAAGTCCATCCGCTTTGGTTCCCCTCACCCACAGTGCGCCTCACATATCGCTTTCGAGGTACTGCCGGGCTCTGCCAGATACAGTCTACAACGATGCTACGACTTCTGAATATCTATCTATAGGGACAATTCGTACCAAGAATGCAGGACATAAGAGCTTCCACCGACAGTAGAAATCGTGACTTGGAACGTAGCCCCCGGAGGAACAAGCAACGTAAAACCTGATATATTCCCAGTATTACAGTCGTTATTGATCTCCGTAAAGAGTATCGAACTTCCGTTTACGATCCCAGTGAGCAACCCTGAGGGACCAGTGCAGCCCCCCGTTGGATCAGTTCCGTTCATACTCACCATTTCGCTAAGCACACGGCTCGTTGAATTGGTGTAGGTTGTCGAAGTAGTGTAAGTGGAACCACCCGCACAGGCTACAGATTGACAATTGAGCAGCGGGTGTGTAGCTGATCCGTTCGTGGCTGAAGTCAGCCGCCCATATGCATCGACCGTCAGGCTCACGTCGGTATAGCTACCCGGCGTGACGCCAGAGTTTGCCAAGCCGATGTTTGTCTTGCCCGTCACTGGCGTTACCGTCAGTGGGCTAAGAAAGTTGTTCACCGGTTGCTGCGCCACCGATGTTCCGTTTAACTGGTCCGTCTGGTAATAGAAGGTCGGGAGATCGCCTGCGGTAATGCAGGAAACGAACGTGTCATAAGCTGTTCCGTCTGAGCCTAGGCACTCACCGGCTTCGCCCACAGACCCGTTCACTAAATAGCCGCCCTTGGCGTTGATCAGCGCGTCCAGACCGGAGCCCTCGACGTCGACTCCCCATGCCGGCGTCGAGGTCCCCACTCCGACCGCACCGACATTGTAGAGGTTGTACCCCGACAGCGACAGCGGTCCGGAGATCGATTGCGCATTGTGATTGTAGGGGATCGTCAGGATCGGAATTGGATAAGTGACCTGGCCGTTGTAATAGGGAATCCCATTCGACAGGTTGTAGGCCGAGCCTGGCCCCAGCAGTTGCCAGAGTTGCGGATATTGAAACAGGACGTTGCCGCTCGCGTCGACCAGCGAAACCTTGTAGCCGGTGCCGGTCGGCCATCCGGCATCGTTTGCCACCTGGCGGCAGGCGCTCGAGTTCATGATGGGCGGGGTTGCGCCTGTGGTCAGCGGCACGGCCTGCGTGAACTGCGCGGTCGGCGTTAGAGTTTGACCCTGGTAGGTCTCGGCGCCCGGCGCCGTGCCAATGTAGACATCCATGCCCACAGCGGAAGGTGGCCCGGTTCCTGCTGGCGGGAGCACATGGAGCTCGCCGACGCTGGTCAGTTGCTGGGCCACCTCCACGCTCGGCAGTGTCTGGCCGCCGAACTGGTCGTACCAGGTGAACTTCACGTAGTAATTGCCGACCGGGAGCGTGCCCACAAACTGCGGGCTCACTATGGGCGGCGAATAGGGGTTGCCGATCCCCACCACCGAGCCGTTGACGTCGGTGGAGCACTGGCCGCCGTTGACCACGACGCCGGTGCCCCCGACGAAGAAGACCTGGCTGGGTTGAAAGGAGAGCGTCGCGTTCTTGGCTGGGATCCCGCTCGAGCTGAAAAGTGTGCCCTGGAGAATGACGTATGGAGCCACATACTGCGCCGGAGCCGGCGCGGCCAGCAGCACAACTGCCACAAGGCACAAAAAAACGCGGGCAAGCTGTGCTCGCCCGCAATCAGAATCAGTTGCCTTGGTTGTCCCCGGATGCGCTCCGGAGCCATCAGCGACTGTAAGGTAGTCCATCGTCTCTGTCAAGACCTTTCTCACTCGGCGGTTTTGCCGACGCCGCTGTCCTCGAGTTCGTCCTCGTGGACGGTTTCGAGTTCGCCGGCGCCATCGCCCTGGCTCACCGCGGCTGGCTGCACCAGTTCGGGGCCGGCGACGTGGCCGCGCATCTCTGCGGCGCGCCGGCGATCCATCTCTTCCTGGGCCAGCTTCGTGTTCTGCTCCTGCACCGTGACGGCCCGCTGCCGCAGCGCGTTCTCTGCGTCCGCCGCGGCCTTTTGCTCCATCAGGTTGCGATGATCCCTGCCGATCCTCACCATCTCGATAATCGCTGAGTGTGTCTGGACCGGGTAGGCCATCAACTGATCGTTGAACTTCCTGGCAATTCCGTACATTTCACTGGGTTGCAGCTCTTGCATGCCCTGCTCCTTTTTGCTTCCGCGCCCGTTCGAGCTCCGTGCAATCCGGTCCGCACGGGATGCGGTGCCCTTCGTATTGCCGGTCAAGATCGAACCGGCTCTCTGCCTCAGCGTCGAGCAGCGCCCGGCCGCAAAGGTTGCAGCGCCGGTACTTCGCCACGGTCAACTGCGGCGTCCCGCCGGCTTCCTGGTCCATCCGGCAAAGCAGGTTCGCAGCGATGCGGCCCAGCCAGACCTTGTCCTTATTCGACTCGAGGCCTGGTATCGCCTTGGCCAGTGCCCAACCAGGTACGTCGATCGCCTCGGGTTCTACCAGCGCAATTTCTTTGAGGCGCGGCGTCTTCCAGCCAAACTGCCGGCGGATCCGCTCGTCACGCCAGCGGTCGTCGCGTGTTCTTTGCCAAACTGGGGTTGCCATTCGAGGGGTCAATCTCATTCGAGGAAATCTGTGTGCCGTCCTCGAGGTAATACTCGGCCAAGTAATTCGGGCTAGAGCCCTTTGGGTAGCCGCGGTCAAAGTTCATGATCTGCATCGATCGGTCGCTGACCGTGACCGCCTTCATGTACACCGGATGGCCTTTCGAGGTGAGTGACGTGATCGTCGCGCCGTTGTCCAACTTCCCTGGGGGCAGCGTCACCATCACGGTCGCACTCGCCTCGGCGAGTGCTGGGCCGGAAAGGACGGCGGCCGCCCCGAGTCCGAAAAAACTGCGGCGAGTAATGCTCACTTGATTCTCCGCAAAGCGTTGCGGCTGGTCACGGCCTTGTACCCGTCGCCGAACTCGACCAGGCAGGAGTTCATCTCGCCGCGCACCAACACGCGGCAGGTCTGGCCCTTGCGGCCCATTCGGTTCCAGGCGTAGCGGTAAACCATCAGCACCTTTTCAACGGACGGCAGGAGGTCGCGGGACTTACTGCCGCCCGGATTAGCGGCCCGACTTGGCCCGGGCTGCTAACTGAATCCGTAATTGCGTGGGCGACGGTCCCTTTCGTGCTGGACCCGACTTGTATTGCGTCATTCACGTCGCAACCTACGCCCGCGCAAAATCGTGGGCCCAGCTACCGCTGCTCGCCTTCGCCAGGCCCCAAAGCCGGCGAAGCAGCAGAAAGCCGGCACCGAGGTTAATCGAGAGTCAGGTCCGCCTCCAGAAAAACCATCTCAAGCGGTCTGCGTTTGATCCCGGTGTAATCTCCGCTCGCGATCCGGTGCTCTTCGCCTTCGATGTAAAACTGCAACCCGTTGAGGCTCACGGCACCAACTGCATCGTCGCCGCCGGCCCCTTGCCGTCCGCGTCCCGGCTCATTGTCTTGCGCCAGGTGCGCGCTCGCAGCAACTTGATCACCGGGATCCACACGGCCTCGGTTACTTCCTGGCCCTTGCGGATCACTACTCTTTCGCCGTGAACCCATTCCGCACGCTCCTGACTCACCAACTTGTCGGCATGTGCCAGATCCAGGTGGCCGTGCCGGCGACTCTTGCAAGCCTCGCCGCTCGGCGGCTCCGTCCACTCAGCGCGGCCGGCCAGCACGCAGATCGGTGTGCTCGACTTGAGTCCCGCCGGCCGCCTCGCGCTCACTATTCTGTCCCGCCCACAGTCTCGCCTCACCGGTAGCTGCGCCATGCCTGGATAGTTTGCGCGGGAACTTTGGCCCCCGGCGGCGCGCCCTGCAGGCGGGGCTATCCGGCCCGGCCTGCGCATTTCTGCCCAACTTATTTGACTGGGATCAGCAAATTAAGATCGCACGGCTTCGGAAACCCCAAACCCCGCACTCGGTGCAACCTTAACTCCGCCGGGCCGCATCGTCAATAGCAAACTGTGGAAGTTGTGCAAAAACGTCACTTACCCCGCTCGCGATGACCACGTCCGCCAGCATGGCTGGGCGCTCGGGCTTAAACAACCAACCCAGCCGATCACCACCCCACTCGACCGAGATCCGGCCGCGCAACTCAGCGCCAGACCCGAAAGGCAGGCACCTAAACGTCCTGTTCGGAGGAACCCACACCACATACCAGGCCCCGGGCTGGAGTAGCCGGCACCGGGCAATAAGCTCGCGCAGAGCTGCGTGCACCTCTCTTAGATCTCGACCTAGTTTGTTCACGCTGCATCTCCGATCAGCCCCGGCGGCACGTTGAAGAAACCGAGTTGGCCTTTGAACGGCACCGCCGCGGCCAGCGCCACAGGGTTACGCAAAACCAGGCCCACTTCGCCCTGAAACCACGGGCTCGCGGATCCAGTCACTCGCCCCACAATCTCGACGGACCCAACGATACACCCGCAGAACGGCTCGAGGGCGCGCCAGTCTTTCAAGAGGCCGACCTCGCTCTGCTGCTGGATTGACTTCGCCTGCATCTCCTCGGCCGCACAAAAATCGTCGAAGACCTCCGCCGGCTTCCAGAACTTGCCTACGTGGATCCACACTGGCCCGATGTACTGCTCCACCGCCGCCGGCGACCTCCGGTCGCGGTTCTCGATGTCCTTGCCGCCGTACAGAATGAACCACCACCACGGCGCCCGGATGCTCAGAGCTTTCATCGCCGCGACCCCTGGTTGCGGTATGCCGCCGCGTCAATCATCAACTCGGCACAGATGCGGCTCAAGGTGTTCCGGTGCATGTGGAGATCCGTGGCGGCCTTACACTGGTTGCCGCGGTGTTCGCGCAGGGTCTGCGAGATAAACGACCTCCGGAAAGCTGCGACCGTAGTCTCGAAGTCGAGGCCGTGGTTGCGTGCTTCCTCGCATGCGGCGGCGATCGCGGCGTGAACCTGGCCCAGCGGTGTCACATCCGGAACTTCGCGTCGGTCGTTTCCCTGTACTGCGTGAGATCGAAGTATCTCCATCCCCGAAAGCCCTCCATGTAGATTCTGTCTTTGAGCCGCACGCATGGCGGCGCGCAGACTGCGACCTTTGCGTCCTTCCGTATCTGCCACTCGCTCTCGCCGCCATCCAGGCGCCGCAGTTCCGGCAGCGTGCCGTCATTCACAATGATCTCCTCGACTTTGAAGGATCCGAGGATGCGGCCCCCATAGGTGAACCAAAGGCGATCGACCTGCTCCTTCGGCCGCCCGCGGCCGAGCGTGAAGTAGTAGCGGTGGAACGCCGGCACTGCCGGCGAGAACATGCGCGCTGTCGATCGCGCGCTCACGCAGGCCGGCCAGGTTTTGATGATCTCAGCCACTGCGCCACTCCTCCGCCAGCGCCCGCCGGGAAAGTTCCTTGTCTATCTCGGCCGCAATCAACGCGCCGGCCTTGACGAGGTTTCGTAGCGCGTCAGTTGTCGGCTTCCACATGCCTTTGGCCAATGGCCACTCCATCGCGATATTCGGCAGCCCTTTTACCTCGCCGTTAAACTGCAACACGGCAACGCGCAGATAGGCCAGGGCGGCGGCCGAGAGCGGCCCTGATCTCCGGCGCTCGTCCGCCCTCATCCCAAAGCCCTCAGCCGTGAATTGCCGGGCGCGCTCGATCGCGATCAACGCCGACCCTTTGCTGCCAAGGACAGCCGCGTCTCCCCCCTCAGTGAGCGGCGCGAGCGGGATCTCGCGCGCGCCGCTGTGCCGGGGAGCTCTCGCGAACGATGGGACATCGCAGGCGTCACGGCGATCTGCGATACGGAACACTTGCTCATCGAGGTACGGGTTGTCGTCACCTGGCTGCCGGGTAGCGTTGCGCTGTCCGACGTCCTCAACCCCTGCGACCGCCGGCCCGCTGGTCAGCAATTCCTTGAGGTGTTGTTCCGCCGCCTGTTCGCAGGCCCGACGGCTGAGACCGCTTTGGTCGAGCAGTGTGAAGGCACGAACCCATGCGCCGCAAATGCAAAAAACTACTGCCAACCCGGTCGCGCGGTCGTCGACAGCCCTGATCTCGTGTTTCATTTCAAAGCCTCCAGGTAGTCCGCCCACGCGGCTAGCATTTGTTTGCGCTCGGCGCCGAACAGCGCCCGGTTGTAGGTGCCTCTCACGCCGAGCGGCGTGTGATTCATGGCCTTCTCGATCCAGTCGGCATTGTAGCCGCGCTCGTTCAAGTGCGTCGAGCCGGTGCGGCGCAGATCGTGGGGACAAAAATGCGGCATGCCCCAGTCGACGCGCGAGATGGCTTTGTTAAGCGCTGCCGCGGGCAGCGGCTGCGTCGTCGAATTATACTGCGGCAGCACGAACGGCGACTCGCCGGCCAGCGTTTTAAGGTGCTGAAACAGGCCGGCGGCGCGCGGGCTTAGATAAAAAATGTGCTCGGTCCCCATCTTCGAGAGCTCGGCCGGCAGCTCCCAGGTGGCCTTCTCAAAGTGGACGTGCTCCCAGCGCGCCAGGCGCAGTTCGCTCTTGCGGCAGAGGGTCAGGAGCATAATCTCGAGCGCCACCGCCAGCCGCGGCGGCCTCAGCGCCGGCAGTTTTTTGAAGAACAGTTTCAGCTCCTCTTCGCTGAGATAGCGTATGCGCGAGCGGTGCTGCGTGACGTAGCGCAGCGGCGTCATGTCGACCGGGTTACGGGGTAGAACGCCACAGGATTTCGCGTAGTCGAAAAGCCGCTTTAGCAGGTGGCGGAGGGCCGCGGCCGCTTCTGGCTTGCCGTCGTCGCGGCGCTTGAAAATCATCTTCTGGATGTCCCAGGGGTCGACCACGCACATCGGCTGGCGGCCGAGTTTTGGGTAAACGTCGCGTTCCAGATAGCGACTCACCGCGCGCGGATCCTTGCGCACCTTCTCGACGACCTCCTTCACAAACCGGCGGCCGAACTCGCGGACCGTCACGCGCTGGTTCCTCAGGAGCCTCTCCTTGCGGATCGTGTCCGACGGCCGCTCGCCGCGAATCACGATTTCCTCGAACGAAGCGCGGCGTTTCCGGGCAGCCTCAAGCTTCACCCAGGGCCATCTGGCAAAGGTCACGGCCTCGTCGCGGCCGTCGATCGAATAGCGGTAAACCCACATTCGCCGGCCTGTCGGATGGCACCGGAGCCAGAGGCCGCCGCCGTCGGCAAGCCAGTAAGGCCTGTCTTTATTGGCTAATTCGTGCAGCTTGGTCTCTGTCAAATTGCCAGCCGGTGACACATTCCGCTCCTGTTTGAGTCCATCGAAGCATAGACCAAGTGGTTTCAGAAGTCAAACAAGCCCAGGCATGGAAAATTCCGGCGTTTATTCTTGACAAACTCTAAGATTAGCGTATTGTAAGAAACCAAGGAGGGAGCGCCATGCCAACTCGAAGCGAGTATCAGCCAGTCCCGGTGACGGCAGCCCGTAACGTCGGCGAGATGTTCAGCAAGGACATCGTCATCATTACCGCGTGGGACGCAGAACACTTAATGCTCCACACAACGACATGGGGCCGCAGGCCTGACGACAATGTTCAGCTGCTGACAGCTTCGCCTTCCCTGCTTGCGCCTCAATTGCAGATGAGCAGTTATGCCCCCACAGTGGCTGGAGCTAAGGCTTTGGAGAGCGGGGCAGTTCGAGCAGACGCGGAGTGGCCTGCCGAGGCGATCGTCAATCTCCATCTTCTGGGAAAAGGAGTAGGGTGGGCGCTAGCGATCGAAAGCGCAGCGGCGTTAAGCATTTACGGCATCTGGTATCTGTGGCATCTTTGGCTGTAAGGCGCACCGGCCAATGACCTCGTCAACAAGGCCATCACCGAAACCGAAGAATTGATCGGCGAGGTCGACGAGGCGGTGTGGGAGGGTCAAAAGCTATGAGAAAAGGCGCTCGCTTTACCAGCCGCTGTCCCCGCTGCCAGGCCTCGGCCGGCGCGCCCTGCCGCGACAAGGATGGCAACCCGATGCCCGGCGTCCACTTCCAGCGCAAGACCGAACTGCGCCGCGCGATCGACGCGGCGTTCTATCTCTACGCGCCGCCTAAACGTGAAAGAGAGGCCACCGAATGACCCAAAAGAAGAAGCCTGATCCGGAGCGCACCATGGTGGCCAACGAGCCCCTCGTTCTTACTTACGGTCCTGTCGTCCTAAACCGGCTCACTAGAGACGTGCGCGTCAATGAACGGCCGCATCATCTTGCGCCCACCCAGTTCCGGCTGCTCGAGTTTCTGCTGCTTAACCAGGGCCTTTGCTGGAGCCGCAACGAGCTCGCCCAGCGCGTCTGGCAACGTGGGAAGCGCGCCAACTCGATCGACGTCGCCATCTGCAAACTGCGCACGCAACTCGGCGGCGAGGGCGCCCGCATCATCGAGACGGTGCGCGGCAAGGGCTACCGGGTTCTCGACGAATTTCATACTTCAACAAAGAAGGGAGGAACCATATAACCATATGAAAACCTTGCTCCTGATTGGCGCGCTCGAGTGCGCCCTCTGGTTTACCGGCATCGCCCTGGGGTTTGAGGCGGGGCAAAAGCATCCGGCGCACGTTTACTCGGTCTACGGCCGCGATGGGCTGTTGCTCGACACCTCCACGGGCCGGCTCTGCGTGCCCGCCGGATGGGTTGCCCCGGCCTATGGCGACGTGCCCGAAGGTTACACGGCCCTCGCGCCCGCCGGCGTGCTCCCATGCCCGCGGTAAGCGGCAGGCTCGGCCGCCTGCTGGCCCGGCGCACGGCCCGGGTTCGCGTCTGCGCTGTCTGCGGCCGCAAAATCCCCGCCAATGAAACCATCGAACTGCTCGATCCCCGGCCTTGCTCGAACTGCGGAAGCCGGCTGCGCCAGTGGGACCGCCAGCCGCCGGGCATCTTTGAGACGGCTCGCGCCTGCTGGGATCTGCTCTCCTGGTGGTGGTGGTGCCGGGTCGCGGCGCCCGGACCAAAGCCGTAGCTGGGCGAGTTTTTCATCTTTCCCACAGGCTTTTTGCACAGGAAAGTCACAGCGGTGGAAAACTATAGGCGCGACCCCACACTCCGTGCCTGTTTTCCTTTTTCCCACATCGCAATCCACAGAATCATCCACAGGTTGGCAACCATGTATGATGCTCGCGCGTCGCAACTTAGCCTTTCCGTCCACAGCTTCCACAGGCCCTACGGGTACTACGGGTTTGTTTTATCTCTTTACTCTCCCTAACAACCCCCGTCGCGGCTGCGGGGGCCGTGCCTCGCCAGGTTCCTGCATCTCGCAGGCCACACTTTGCGCTTGACATCCCAGCCGAACGCCGTTACTTTTCTCGTGATCCACACGAAAGGCTGCTGCTCATGCACCTGCTGCTGCTCGTCCCACGTTCTGCGCGCTTTTGCCGCGGCCTCTCACTGTTCGACCCCCACCCCCAACCCAACGTAAGGAGCTCCTTATGAGAAACGGAATTTTCACGTTCGCTGGCTGCCTCGTCCTCACCGTCGCGCTCGTCGCCGCGCAGGCGCCACCAACGCCACCGCCAGCGGCGCCGCCTGCGGCCCCGGCGGCGGCGCCGCAACCAGCCGAGCCTCCCGGCCCAGCGCCGCAGCTCACCAGCACAGAAGCCCTCGAGGTCGAGAACCTCACCCTCAAAATGCAACTGCTCAACGGCCAGTTTAACGAACTCCTCACGCAGATCAACGGCGAGCATCCCGGCTGGCAGTTCCATCCTGAGCTCAACCGCTTCGTTTACGTCACCCCCCAGCCAGCCCCGGCGCCCGCGGCGAAGGAGCCCAGGAAGTAATGCCCAGACAGATCAAGCACGAAGACGACTGCCGGCAGACGATTCTGCGCGGCATGGACGCGGTCGCCGACCTGGTCGGCTCAACCCTCGGCCCGCGCGGCCACACGGTCATCATCGGCCAGCCCATCGGCCCGGCCAAGGTCACCAAGGACGGCGTCACCGTGGCCGAGGGCGTCTCGGTTCCCGATCCCTGGGAGAACGAGGGAGCCAAGCTGATCCAGCAGGCGGCAAGAAAAACCAACACCGAGGCCGGCGACGGCACCACCGCGGCGACCATCCTCACCCGCGCGCTCTACCGCGAGGGCATCCGGCAGGTCACCGCCGGGGCCGACTCTCAAGCCCTGGAGCGCGGCATGCGCCTGGCCGTCGCCCGCGTCGTCGAGGAGCTCGGGAAGATCGCGACGCCCGTGGCCCAGGAAGACCTGACAACGCTCGAGGCCGTCGCAACCGTTGCGGCCAACGGCGACAAGGAGATGGGTTCAGAGATCGCGAAGGCCGTGCACCACGCAGGCCTCGAGGGCAATTACACGCTCGATCCGTCGCTGACCTCGAAGACCACTTTCGAGATCGCGAAGGGCCTCGAATTCCAGCGCGGCCTCGACAAGTGGCCACAGTTCATGAACGACCAGCGGGGCATGGCCATCTTTGGCGCCTGCAACATCTTCATCACCGACATGCACCTGATCGAAGTCGAGCAGGCCGCGGCGCTGCTCCGCAAATACTCTTCGTTCGGCGGCATGGTGCCGCTCTTGATCATCTGCGAAGACGTGAGCCAGGGCGCGCTCCAGGTGCTGTCGGCAAACAACGGCCGCAGCGTCAACGTATGCCCGGTGCGCGCTCCCGGCTCCGGGCTTGAGAAGAAGGAAATCCTCCAGGACATCGCCATCCTGACCGGCTCGAGGGCGTTTATGATTGCGCGCGGCGACAAGATCGAGAGCGTCGACAAAGACCACTTCGGCTCGGCCGACCGCGTTCTGGTCACGCCCGTCCGCACCACCATCGTCGGCGGCCACGGTCAGGCCGAGCGCGTTGAACTGCGCAAGGACGAACTCAGGGCCAGGATCAAAGACGCCGAGACTCCCGAGTACGGCCGGGCGCAGCTCGAGCGGCGGCTGGCCATGATCTCGGCCAAGATCGCCATCATCAAACTCGGCGCCGGCGTCAACTCCAAACTGCTCGAAAAGCGTGACCGCGCCGAGGACTCGCTCAACGCGACCCTGGGCGCGCTCAAGGAGGGCATCGTCCCCGGCGGCGGCGTGGCGCTGATTCGTACGCTGCCAGGCCTGGGCGAACTGATCCAGACCATGGCCGGCGACGAGAAGATCGGCGCGCAGGTGGTAGCCTCGGCCCTCACCGTGCCGCTGGCCACGCTCGCCAAAAACGCCGGGGCCAAACCCGACGTCGTCGTCCAGCAGGTCATCGAGATGCCCCTGGCCAAGCGTCTCGAATTTGACGACGCACTGGCCCAGGCAAAGCCCGGCATGGCCGAACCGGACGGCGACGTTTACCCGCAGGGTACCGGACGGCTTGACTTTTCCGGCTCCGGCTTCGGCTACAACGCGGCCAGGGACTGCTACGAGCACCTGCCGGCCGCCGGCATCATCGATCCGGCCAAGGTGGTGCGGCTCGCGCTCGAGAACGCAGTCGAGCTTTCAGGCTTGCTCATCACCGCCTCGGGCGGCGTCGTCGAGGTGCCGGATCCAGCGCAGCTCGCGGCGATGGTTGCAGCCCGCCAGGCTGCCCAGGGAGGCCGTCCATGACCCAGGTCATCAGCAAACTCATCGAGACGGACCTGCGCGACCTCGACGTGCAGTGCGCCAAGCCCGGGGACCGGCCCGTGGTTGAGCCCGGCCGGCATCGCGCAGCTCTTGCGGCCAAACGCCTGCGGCCGCTGGGTCCACGGCTTGCCGGCGAGATCATTCGCATCAAGGAGGGCATGGGCTTCGGCTTCATCCGGCCCGACGGCGGACTGCCCGAGCACTACGTGCACGTCAGCGCCCTGGTCGATCGCAGCCTCTGGAAAGAAGGCCAGCGCGTAACCTTTGTGCCGGGGCCGCCGTCTGGCGGCCGCAAGGCTCCGCCGGCCCTGGCCGTCGAGGCGGAGGAGGCCCCGTGAAAATCACCATCGAAAGCACCTCACAGATCGTCACTATCGTCCAGGGCGTCGCTGAAATAACCGCTCGGGTTTGGGAGGGCCAGACCGAGAGCGGCATCAAGGTCGCCTGCCTGATTCCCAGGATTGTGGCACGTCGAGCCGACGACCTTACCCAGTTTGAGGCCGAGTTAAAAGAGCAGCCGGTTGCCACGGCGGCGCTCTTTGCCTTTCCGCTGCGCATGATTTTGTAGGGGGAAAGTATGCCCATGTTTTTCAGACAACCCGGCGGAATCGTTGAACTCTCCGACCGCGGCGAGTGGCGCCGAATCACCCGCGAGGTGCCCATGGCCAACGCGATGGCACCCTTCGCCGCCTCCGAGCGCGCGCGCCTGCTGCCCCACTGGCGGCGCATCGGCCGGCGGATCCGCGTGGCAACGCTTGCCGCGGCCCTGCTGTTCTTTATTTTGGGCCTGGCCCTGATGATGTGGGTGACGCCATGACGAACCAGATCGACGAGGCCGCGGCCATCAGAGACGCCGCGACCATGGGCATTACCGACCTGATGGCCAAACACCGGATCGGCTACGGCCGGGCGCTCAAATTGCAGCGCGCCGCCGGCGAACAGTCTGACGCAGCCGAGGCGGCGGCGCTGCCCGACCTGCGCAGTGCGTTTGACCGCGACGAACCAACTGCGACAGAAACAGGCTCGAACGAGGAGCGGCCAGACGCCGGAGCACCGATCGAGCCAAGCGGCGACATCCGTTTGGCGGCCGCCGCTGCGATCGTTAAGAACGGGCAACCGTTCACGATCTCCCTCAATGTTCCCGAAGAAAGGCTCGAGGACCTGGTTCACGGGTTGGCCCGGGAGGAGGCAATCGCAGCTCTGCTACGGCTCAATCCAGACGAGACCGGCCGACTGCTCAGTTTTATTCTCCAGGCGCGGCTCGACCGCATGCTGTTTGGCCCGCCAGAGGCCGAGATGGCCAGTCTGGGCGAGCGGCTCCTACGGATGCGCGCGCCAGGCCCTGGCCTGGCCGCTCAGTAACCCGACGCGCTGGGAGGCGCGACTAAGATGGCTGACACCAAACTCGAACCTGTCAATCTTGGATCCATCGCGCGCGGCGCGCTGATGAAACTCTTCGAGGTGGAGATCCAGAAGATCGCTGCCAACATCGCCGACCGCTCGACTCCGGCCACGGCCAAGCGCGAGATCACCCTCAAAATCGAGTTCAAGCCCGACACCGACCGGCGCTCGATCGACGTCACCACCTCGGCCGGCTGCCGGCTCGCCTCGGTCGAAGCCCACGCCAGCCGCCTTTACACCGGCAAAGGCGTCGACGGCCAGATGTACCTTTTCGACGAGGATCCGCGCCAGGAGATGCTGTTCGCGCCCCCGGCCGAAGACCCGAACATGCTCCAGTTCCCCACCGGCACCGCCGGCGGGAACGGCAGCTAAACCGCAACCGTCAACCCACTCAGGCGCTTCCGGAGGAGCGCATGCCATGGATGCAGAAACTGTCGATAAAATTGCGGCGCTGGCGAAGCAGGCCACCGACCGCGTTGAGCTGACCACCGCGCTGGCGCTGCCCTACGACGGCGCAAGCGTGAACTATCTTTTCAAAACCAACGTCACCGAGTACGGCATCGAGCTGGGCGACCGGGTCGCGCCGTTGCGGCCGCAGGCGCTGCAGGTCGAAACCCTGACCGGCTTCATCGACGCGGTAAGGGGCGGCGTCGCCGGAGACATCACAAAGGGCCGCGTGGTGCACGTCGAGGATCCCTTTACCGTCAAGGTTCTTGACGCCGAGCCCGACACCTTCGGCGTGCGCAACCTGCGCCTGGTCGCGAAGTTCAAGCCGACGGGTCAGTTCGAGTTCGAGACCTACACGCCCGGTGAGAAATTCATCATCGCTTTGCGCACCTGCTTCCTCTTCACCGAGGGCGACGACTCTCTCTGGATGCTCAAACTCGCCTCGAACTTGAAGGCCGGCGAAACCGTGCACGCTCAGGACGACGGCGTCAACCAGACGGTCACCATGAAACTCAACCAGGTCGAGTCGGTCGACGTTCCGGTAAAGCCCGAGATCGTGCTCTGCCCAATCCGCACCTTCGCCGAGGTCGCGCCGGCGATCGAGCGCTTTCTGTTGCGGCTCAAGCCGGCGGCGAGCCAGCTCCCACTGATTGCCTTGTTCCCGCTCGGGGGCACCAAGTGGAAGGGCGACACGATGCTCGCGATCAAGCACTACCTCGCCAAGCACCTGCCAGAGAACTCGACCATTCTGGCTTGAAACCGGAGGGGCCCCCGACGAAAAACGGTCGCCCCTCCAACACCTCGCACACCGGAGGCACCCATGCCAATTTTCCGCACCAGACAGATGCGCGTCCTGGCCGAGCGTAACCAGCCCGGCGCCTGGCCCAGGATTCACGAGATGCTGCACGTCACAGGCAGCAAAATGGGCTCCTACGCCCACTCGGCCGACGGCGTCGTCACCATCACCACGGTTGACAACGTGGTGCGCGCCGATCCCGGCGACTGGATTGTGAAAGACCAGACCGGCACCATCTACGTGCACACCCCCGACAACTTCGCGGCGACGTTTGAGGCGCCGCCAGACGAGGGCAGCCGGATGGCCACGCTCGACCGCGATCAAAAGGTCGGTCTTGCCGGCCAGCGGCCGGGCGAGCTCTTCACCGTTGAATCGTCGGAGATGCTCGAGGGTCGACGCTTCTATCGGCTCCGCGAGATCCCGGGCCTCTTCCTGCGCGAGTCGCTCGAGTCAACGCCCTCATCGGCGCCGCCAGCAAACCGGTAAGAGGATGCCGCCATGGCCAGATACAGAGAACTGCCGGTCGTCGTCGATGCCACGCAGTGGTTTAAGAACGGCGACCACCCAGACGATTACACCCGGTCGCGGCGCGGCCTCACGGCCACGGGCACCGTGCTCTTCTCTGCCGAGCACGCTAGGCGGCAGGGCTGGGAGGGCGACGTGGTGCGCTACTACCGCGACCCGTTGGTCCCTGGGTCTTTGCTCTGCATGGACTGCGGCAAGACCATGCACGTCCACGGGTGGCTCGATACCGGGGGGAGCGGCCAGGCGGTCTGCCCTGGCGACTTTGTCGTCACCGGCGTCGACGGCAAGCCCTTCGCTGTAAAGCCGGATGCCTTCAAGCAACGCTACCAGCGGGTCATCCAGCCACCGGCCAGTGTGACCGAGAATTTACCGGAGCCGCTGTGAAAGAGTGCGCGCTCTGCCACCGGCCATTCGGCGCGACGAAGCGGCTTTGCTTCGCCTGCGGCCGGCCCATTCTTAAAAATCACAAGTGGCACGTCGTCGGTTGCTACATCGTGCACGATGACTGCCAGAACCCAACCCAGCGGCCCCTGGTGCGCACGCCGGCGCCGTCCGGGGCTATACCCTTCCAGACGGCCGACGCGCCCGAGGAGGCAGCAGAGGAGCGTAATGCGGCCTAAAAAAATTATTCTGATCGCCGACCCCAACGAGCAGCGGCTCTCGGTCATGCTCTACACCCTCGCCACAAACGGCTACCGCGTGCTGCGTGCGTCGTCCAGCCAGGAGGCGGTCGCGTCCTACGCGACAGCCGAGATCGTCGACCTCGTGATCGTCTCCGAGACCAAGGACAACCCGCAGTTCCCGGCCCGGCAATTGGTCGAGCAGTTGCGCAAGTTGCGCCGGCACATTCCGGTGCTGCTGCTCACCGACGGCGAGCCCCAGGCCGGCGATCTCTGGGCCGACGCGGTCGTCGCGAGAATTGCGTGCCCGTCGCTCGAGCTGCTGGAGCGCGCGAGGGTCATGAGCGCGCGCAAGCGCGGACCCAGAAAAGTGGAATTCAGCAAGGCTCCGGCGGCCGAGCCCGTCGTCATTGAGGCGGTCGCGCGATGAAAACGTCCCGACCGGGGTCCGAGGTTCGCGAAGTGATGGATATTCGCCAGGCCGCGGCGTACCTGCAGCTCTCCTCAGACACCATTTATAAATACGCCCTGCAGGGCAAGATCCCGGCTTTCAAACTCGGCAACCGCTGGCGTTTTACCCGTGGTCAGCTCAACAGGTGGATGGATCAACTGTCAGATGGAGGCAAAGATGGGCACCAGGACCGGCATTGAATGGACCGACTCCACATGGTCGCCGATGCGCGCGCGAGTGAAGCCCGACGCGGTAGCGATTGCCGTAGAAAAGGGCTACACGTCGCTGGTTGCGATTGCCGACAAGATGGCAGGCCGCACCGGGCAGCACTGCGAGCATGTCTCGCCGGGTTGCGAGCGCTGCTACGCCGAAACCAACAATCACCGCTGCCTGCCGGCCAACGGCACCGGGTTGCCCTACGATCGACGATCGCGCGATCTGGTCGAGGCCTTCGTCGACGAGAACGCGCTGATGCAGCCGTTCCATTGGCGGCCTGTTCTCCAGAACGACGGGACATACCTGAGAGGCAGCGAACAGGCGCGGCGCATGGCCCAGTTGCCGGCGCATCGTCCGCGGCGCATCTTTGTCGAGAACCAGTCGGACCTCTTCGGCGAGTGGGTGACGGACCAGATGCTCGACCGCGTCTTCGCGGTGATGGCGCTGTGCCAGTGGCATATCTTTCAGGTGCTGACCAAGCGGCCGGCGCGGCTGCAGAGCTATTGTTCCGACGACGCGGCCCTAGGCCGCATCCTGCGCGCGGCAGACGGGTTAGCCAAAATCTTGAAAGGCCGGGCAGTGATGAAGGCCTGGGAAGTGGACGACGGTATGGGGGGCCGCCACCTTCCCAACGTCTGGCTGGGCGTGAGCGTTGAGAATCAGGCCGCGGCCGACGAGCGGATCCCGCTGCTACTTAGGACGCCAGCGGCCGTGCGGTTCATCTCAGCGGAGCCGCTGCTGGGGCCGATTGCGTTACCGCATCTCGTCTCCTTAGCCTGCATGGTCACGAGCGAGCTTCCAATTCCGCCAGCATTAAGCGTTCCCGCTGGCCAGCACATTGCGTTCTCAAATCCGCACGGAGCTCTTGCCGTCGCCGCCCAGGGTGGCGGTCTGCTCGGCATAAAGCCCGGCGAGTTTGTCGATCAGGGCACTGGCCTCGATTGGGTGATCTGCGGCGGCGAGAGCGGGCCTGGCGCGCGGGTGATGCACCCGGCTTGGGCGCGTAGCCTGCGCGACCAATGCGTGGACCCGGGCGTGCCGTTTTTCTTTAAGCAGTGGGGCGCTTGGCGCCCGGCTAAGGATGGCAGGCTGATCGTCGCAGAGGATGGCCACATCCGGCCGAAGCACGAGACCCTCACCGACAAAGATTGCCGCATGCGTCGTGAGGCCAAGAAGGCCGCCGGCGCCGAGCTCGACGGCCGCGAGTGGAAGCAGTTCCCGGGGGGTAAATGAGCAAAGATGCTTACGACCTGTTCCTCGAGGCCAAGGTTCTTTCGACGCCCGATACGGGGTTCGAGGTTCAGGCCTCCGAGATTAATCCCCTTTTGAAGCCGCACCAGTCGGTTATCGTTCGCTGGGCCGTGCGACGCGGCCGCGCCGCCTAAGCCATTGGCACCCTTAGGCCCTTGGAATCTTGAGGCCGCCAATCCGGGGGCCCGTCAGGGGCAACCCCGCAGCAACCGCCTTTTCCTTCTGCGCAATCCGGTGGGCTTCCTGCAGCGCCCAGCGCGCGATCGAGGTCTCATCGACGCCCGAGGCGCGCATCTCCTTCACCCTCTCCAGCATCTTGAGCCGCTCGGGCTTCACTGCCTCCACCAGCCAGGTGTTATAGGCATAGGCCACCATGTCGTAGAGGTCGTCGTCGGCGTCGCCGTGGATCTTCTTCACCGCCTTGCGCTCGTCGATCACCCGGGTCGCGACCGAGTTAAAGGTGCGCGGCATGGCCGTGGTCAGCACGATCTCCCTGCCGGCGAGGCCGGTATAGAGTTTCTGGGCGTTGTCGGCCGGGTTCTTGTGGCTCTTGATCAGCGAAACCCCGTGCTTCGCAAACACGCCGGCGATGATGTCGAAGTTGGTCTCGCCGGTGCCGTCCTCGTTGTCATTGGCGGGGTCGATCGTGGCAAACAGGATTTTGCGCCGCTCGTCGCCCATGCGCGGCTTGATCCAGAACTCGCAGATTTTTTCCGCGAACTCTTTGGAGATCATCTTCTGCTCGCTCAGTTCACCGATCCCGAAGACGCGGCCGTTATCGTCGACCGCAAACAACCCCGCCGCGGCGTGCGAGTTCCCGTAGCCGTAGTCGATCGAGATGAAGTGATTCCACCACCACTCGACGCCCACCTGCTGGAAGGGCATCGACCACTCCGGCCGCAGGAACCCGAAGTAGAGGCTCTCGGCGTTGCACCAGCAGCCATGGAGTAGCTGCATCTGGATCTCCGGGGTCTGCGAGAGCAGGGAGTCGATCTTGTCCTGGCCATAGAGCGGGTTGTCGGTCACCGAGGCCGGGAAGAACGCGACGGTCTTGTGCGTCAACTCAGACGGCGATGGCGGCCAACTCCAGCTTGTGCCGGAGTAGACGCGGCCTGGCCACACCGAGGAGTGCAGCGGGTCCGCGTCGAGCCTGGTGCCGGGGTAGTGGAGCGGGCAGCGGTTGCGCAGGAAGACGCTCATCTGCCAGCCGTGCCCGACGCCGCCGGGGTTGGTCGCAAAGCGCGCCCGCACGCGCAACCGGCGGTCGACCGCGGCGAGCCAGGCGATCATCTGCCTAACCCGAGCCTTGGGGTGCAGACCGCTCTCGTCGATGCCCAGCCAGGAGTATGGGTTACCGCGGTACTTCTTGAGGTCGGCGTCACTTGAGAGGTAGCCGAACCGGATACGGGCGCCGCTGCTGCCCAGAATCTTCACCCAGCGGCCGCGCTTGAATTCATACCCGGGAAAGATCCACTGGCCGCCGCCGGTTCTCAGCCGGTACTTGGCGCCCAGCGGTTCATAGGCCGCCTTCATCCGGTCGCCGATCTGGTCAAACTCGCCCAGTGACTCGCGCAAAAGCAGACCCCTGAAACTCGGGATCATGTACTCCTGCATCGCGTCGCCAACCAGAAAATCGCTCTTGCCCCCGCCCGACTGGCCGCCGTAGAGAAGCATCTCCGCCGGCGAGCAGAGCGCGGCCTGCTGGGCGCCGTTGATCGGCCACCAGACCGGGTCGAGTTCGGCCGTCGGCGGTATCCAGGCAGGGAAATCGTTGGGGATTGAGAGCTCGCCGGGCGCGAGCGGCGGAGGCAGTTGGAACAGGGCCGGCGGTGTAAAGGATTGCGTGCTCATCCGACCTTAATTGAACCCAGCCGGCTCTTGATCTTCGGCGCCGCTCCGGCCGGCGTGGTCGGCGTTGGCGGCTCAGGTACGCTCGGCGGCTGCGCCGCTGTCACGGGAAGAATGGGGGTCGGGGCTTCGGAGACCTGGACGAGGGCCTGGTAGAAGTGCGCCGGCCTGGGCGTCGCGTCCGAGTTTGGGTCGTCGCCGCCGCCGTGCGGCAGCAGCTCCAGCGATCGCATGGCGCCGTGCTGGATCCGGCCGTTGACGACCAGGGCAGTCCGGATCGCGTCCATCTTGAGCGAGCCGTGCTCTTTGGGGTCGAGGACCATGACCTCGACCAGCGACGAGTCGATCAACTCGTTGGTTAGTTTCTCGGCCTTGACCTGCTGGCGCGCGCGCTCCAGGCGCACCGCCTCGTCCTGGCGCTCGAGTTCGGCCTGGAACTCGGGCAGGTTGAAGGTCTTGATCGCCTGATTTTTAGGGATCCTCGCGTGTTCGGCGCCCTTGTAGATGTCGCGGTACTTGCGGAATTCCGTGACCATGCGCAACTGCGGCCTGGTCAGGGGTGGGGGGTCTTTCTCTTTTTTTGCCATGCCCGTTGCCCTTCTCGTTGCCCTGCTCTTGCAAATTAATGAATCTGTGAATTAGTAGTCGATCGGCACGCCGTGCTGGCGCAGCGTGTTCTCAAGCTCAGTAGCCGCCGGCACGTTCGAGCTGGCCAGCGTCTGGATCTTCCGGTCGGCCTTGGCTTCCATGATGTCAGAGAGTTCCGCGCGCTCGCTCGCGTCGGCTGCGTTCCACACCTTGACCGCGTCGTCGAAGTTGCTCATGTGCTTCACGTCGTACTGCAGGTCACTCATCGAGCCGCGCTCCTGGACCCTGGCAGCGTCCTGCGGCGAGATCTTGCCCGTCGACACCAGGTTCCAGAGGTCAGTCTGCGAGATCTGGCCGTCCCTGAATTTCTGGCTGAGTTGCACATTGCGCCGGCTTTCGGCCTGCCGCTCCTCGCTCTCCGGCTCGTCGGGTATCCCCCTAACGTAGAGGTCATGCGCCTTCTTCTCGAGGGGCGTGTGGTAGTTCGCCATGTTCGCGCCGAGCGAGGTGAAGAAGCTCTCGATCAGGCTCTGGTCGTTTGTGGTGAAGAGTTTCTGGACGGGGATCGGCGTGGTCTGGGTCGCGTAGCTCTTAGCAAAATGCGTCTTTGTTTCCTGCCGGCCAAAGTTGTCGCGGCCGGTGATGAACTCGATCGTCGGCCGTATCGTGACCGGGTTGAGCCGGTTATAGGTCCACTCAGCCGGGCTCGCCACCAGGTGGGCGATGTCCGAGTAAACGGTGCGGACCGAGATCGCCTTGTTGCCCCAGGCCGGGCCCCAGCTCTTTGGCGTGACGACGGTAAAGGCATCCTGCGGATCCCAATGCGCTCCGCGGCGCCAGCCCTGCTCGTGATTAAGGGCAGCGTTGATGATGCGGCATGCGGCATACATCAGCGCCGCGCCGCGCAACAGGGCCAGCCGCTGCTCCGAGCCAAACTTCGAGAAACCCTGCGCCACAAACTGCGCCCGGGCCTTGGTGAAGTCGGGCGAGAACAAGAGCAGGTGTTCGGCAGCCTTGAAGGTCCGGTTATTCATCACCTCAAGGTGCCGGAAGAACGCCGGATCCTGGCCGGAAAACGCAGCGTTGGTCTGGGCCGCGCTCATCAGGCCGATCTCGTCGCGGGTGAGCTTGGCCTGGGCGCCGGGCCTTCCGCCGCCGTAGCGCTCAAGGTTGCGCTCGTAGATGATCTTGTACGACTTGGCTTTGAGCCGCGGGATCCAGTCGCGGAAGAGGTACCTGTGATAGGCGCCCATCCCCGGCAGGCCGCTCAACACGCCCTCGGGGTCGATCTCGACCATCTTGAGGCCGTGGCCGACGCCGTCCTGGACGGTCTTATCCTTGGTCAGGTCCTCGAGCGAGTCCAGCCGGAACGGGTTGATGAAGTGATCGAGCGCGTGCATGCCGAGCTGCACCTGGTGGAACCCTGAGCCGTAGAGGATCACGCCCTTCACGGTCGACCCGGCCTTGCCGACCGCCCGCGCCGTGCCCTTGATGATCTTCACGGGCAGGTGGTCTGAGGGTGACTCGAACCAACTGCGGGTGACGAGATCCGAGACCCGGCCGGCATACTTCGGGTGGATGACGATGTCGCCCTTCATGGCCAATTGCTTGCCCTCGGGCACCGGGAACCTGGGATCTTCGGGGGTAAACAGTTTCGCCTGCTCCGCCGGGTCCATCTTGGCATAGCCGGGTGCGAGCACCTCGCGGTCCTGGTCGTCGAGTTCCCAGGTAAAGTTGCGCAACTGGCTGGCCGGGATGCGCACGTAGTCGTCAACGTTCTCGGGCCGCTTTGGCTGCTTCATGATCCGGGTCTCGCCGGCCGTGTTCTTGTCGACGATGGCCCAGCCTGAGCGGCTCTCAAGCGCAGCCAGAGGCCGGCCATCCTCGGGGTCCACCCCATACAAAAGCGATCGCACAAAGCCGCGGGTCATAAAGGTTTTGGTGAACGCATCGTGATACGACGATAAGATCCGGCCGGCGTCCATGGTCTTCGGGTCTTCGCCGCCCATGATCGCGTCGAAGAAACTCGGCCAAACCCGGCGCTTGAGAAAACTGGGGTTCGACATTAACTCAGAGAAGTCCGTCACCGCGCGCAACTTGGCCAGCGTCTCAGGATCAGTGGCAAAGGTGTGCATGGCGTAGTGTGACGCGCCCGCCGGCAGCAGGCCAGCGTCGGTCAGGATCTTCAACTGCTGCTGGTAGTAGCGGGTGTGCGCGTCGGCCACCTGCTGCTGTTCCGGGGTTAGATTGAGCGCATCTTTGAAGGCCTGGGCGTTGCGCTTGCCGCCGGGTTTTGACTCGAAGGCTACCGAGCCCGCGCCGGCTGCCCAGCGCTTGAGTGTTTGCGGGTCGCCACCGGCTTCGCCGTAGGCGGTCATCGCGTTGCGCTCGCGCTCGCTCGGCGCCACGCGCTTCAATTCCTTCTGGTAGCGATCGACGTCCATCGCGGCGCGCAGCTCGGCCTTGCGCAGGTCGCCCAGATTCTGGAAGTAGTCGGTCCACGGCGCCGGCTGTCCCCAACTGTCCCAGGCACCTGCTGCCGCGCCCTTGACGCCACCCCAGGCCTTTTCGATCGCGGTGCCGGTCTTGGCCACGGCGGCGACGCCGGCGTCGCTCGCGGCCTCTACACGCTCGCCCATGCCCATCTTGCGGGCCGGCATCCCCTTGAGGTCAGCGATCGCGTCCTCAAGGCTCTTGCCGGTATCATGGCCGCCGGTCGTAACCGTGGTGGGGGTCGCCCGTGGCGCCTTGAGCCCGGCAAGTCGGTCGTGAAACTCCTCCTCGCTCTCGTCGCCGCGTTTGGCGGTGAGGTCTTCCGACACTGGCGTGCGCTTGAAGAGCGGCTGGCCCTCGGTCATCACGCTCTCGCGCATGGCGTCGGTGACCGGCAGGTAGGGCACGGTCACAGCGCCCAGTTCGCGGTTCAGCCGGTCGGCTTCGGCCTGGGCGGCGTCGCGGTCGTAATAGTGCATGTCCTTGGCGGGCGTCAAACCCTCCGACGAGATCACGCTGAAATCCGGCTGGCCGTCGCGCGGCGGTCCTTGCGTCACGCGCCATTTGTTATCGGGCAGGCTCGTCTCGACGACCTTGGCGCCGAACGGCTTGCCGATTTTGTTGGCGGTCTGGGGCACGATCTTGTCGTAGAAATTCTTCATCCCCTCGCCGCCGACCTTGAGGTCGAGGCCAGAGAAGGTTTGGCGGCCTACGGTCCCGGCCGCGGGCGCTCCCGCCACGATCTTTGCCGCCAGGTCCTTGCCCACGTGGTCTGCCAGTTTCTCCTCGGACACATCCAGTTCGACCTCGCGCCAGCGCCCGTCGGGCATGCGCGCTGTCAGATCGTACTTGCCATTGCCAAAGCCGATCGCGTCCAAACTCTCGATTTGTCTGCTCAGGTCGTATCGTGCCGCCTGCTGCTCACCCGGCGTCCAACTGATGCCGTCGTAGCCGTTCTCGGCGGCGTAGCGGATCATCCGCTTCATCAGCAGCTCCGGCCAGGTCTTCTTGAAAGGCGCGTTCGGCACGCCGCGATTCCCGTTTTCATTCAGCCTACGCTGCGCCTCGTCGTACTCGCGGGTGATCGCCGCGAGCCTTGGGTCATCTCTCTCCGCGCCGCGGAAATCAGAGCGAACGATGTTTGTCTGCTCGATTGCGTCTTTTGCGCTAGAGGCAGCAACCGTGTACACGATCCGGCCGTTGACCGAAACCTCCCAATCTCCCGGCGCTCCTGCCGCCGGCTCCGCGCTGAATTTAGCGAATCCGCGCAATTGCTTCCAGAGGTCGTTGCGCCGTAGCTCAAGCGCCCTTACTTCCTCGGCCGGAAGAGAGCGCAGATACCCTTCCGTGCGCCCTCTCTGGTGCCAGTCGCTCTGCAACTCCTCTAGGTGCAGCAGCTTTTCGCCGTTCGGGCCGGTGCGGTCGTTGAAGCGCACATGGCCGATGACGTTCGGCTCTTCCCAGTGCGGCGTGCGGAAATCGACGGCGTGGGTGTCGCTCCGGCTCTTCGTGTCGGCGACGTACTGCATCGCCCGGCCAGCACTGCTCATGCCGTAATTCTGCTTGGAGATCATGAACTGTTGGCCCGGCGCGTCGATCGCCCAATGTGTCGGCGTCGTGTCCTTCTCGTTGAGCTTCAGCTCAGAGAGATCGTAGCGCGAACTGCCTTGCGACGGCAGTGTGAGCAGTAGTTCGCGGTAGTTCTCGCCCCCGGGCAGCGTGTAGCCCTCAAATTTTACGGGGCCGGCGAGGCGCGGTTCCAGCGCCTTAACCTCGCGCTGGTGCGGTGTTCCGCCTTTCTCGACCTCCTGTATTCCTATATCGTTCGCGGCCAGCGTCTCGCGCAGTTCCTGCGGCTTGACCGGCGCGGTCCCCTTGGCGCGCAGCAGGTCGCCCAGGCCAGTCCACTCGAGCTCTTCCGGCTTCACGCCGTTGTTTTCCAGCATGCGCAGGGCGGCGTTGGCCGGCATCGGGCCCTGCATCTTCTGGCCGATCAGCCGCTCGCTCTTGAGGTAGAACGTCGGCGCTTTTTCCAGTCCCTGTTCCCTGTTCCCTGTTCCCTGTCTTTTGAAGAGCGACCCCTGCGGGCTGGCGTCCGACCCTCTAAACAGCGGCGCGTTGCGCTCCATCTCGCCGGCCTTCTTGTCGATGTCGGCGAGCGGCGTCCGCAGTTGCTCCTCCATCGCCTGCTTCTCGGCCGCGGTCCTGGCCTCCTCAGCCTCCTTGACCGCGTCCTCCATGCCCGGGAAGGCGATCGGCTCGCCCTGGAGCGGAACAAAGCCCGGTGGCCGGCGGCGCTGGAAGAGGCCGCCCTGGCCGGCAGCCTCTAGTTCTGCTCGCGTCGGCGCTGTTCCCTCAGCGCCTGGTTGAAGGCCTGCACCACCGGGCTCTCGGCTCCCCGCCGTATCAGGCGCGAGCCCTTGCCGAGGGGTTGCTTCGCGTACTGCTTCCCGGTTCGGTTGAGCCACTCCTCGGCCTTCTGCCCCTGCTCCTGCTCGAGCTGTTTGCTGTCCATACTCCCTCGCTCTCTTGATTACTTCGGCCAGTTTCGGGTCGGCGGCCGGCATCCCGTCGAGGACCGCCGGGCCCTTCTCGTCGATCGCGGCTTCGAGCGCCGCCTGCGCCAGGTCCTGCTGCTCGGTTCCCTTCCAGTCAATATCGGGGTCGCCCGCGAGCGCCTTCCCGACGATTTCCGCGGCGACCTGTGGGCCGTCGGCTTCCTTGTAGAGTTCCCTCAGTTTTGCCAGAACTCGCTCAAAGACCGGCATCGCGGCAAGCTCTTCCATGGTATCCGACCCGTAAAGCCCCGACCGGATATACCAGCGATGCCAGAGCTCCTCGCGCAACGTCGCTGGGTCGTAGTCGCCGCGAATCAGCAGCAGCGAACCGTCGGCGTCGCGGCCCTGGTCGAGTGCGAGCGCCAGCGCCTTGAGCGACTCTGCGGCCTGCCGCATGCCGGGCCGTACCCGCACGTTCGACTCAAACGATCGCACCCTGGCCACCATGCGCGAGGCCTCGGCGGCCACGAGATAAACCCCCTCGAAACGGTCCTCCGGAAAAGCGATCTTCCGGATGGCTTCGTAAGCCGGCGCGTTCATCACATGCACCGGCGCCCCGTCGACTTCCATGCGGTCGACTTTAGCCCTGGCGGCATTGTCCCAGGTCAGCCGGTTCTCGGCCGCAGAGAGCTCGCGCTGGTACCGTCCCCTGGCTATAAGTCGATTCTGCGTCTCTTCCGCGGTTTCGCCGGGGAGGCGACCGGCAGGTCGAGCGCCAGCGGGTACATCTCCAGAAGCTCCTCCGGCGTTGCGTCCCTGGTCGGGAACCAGATCTCCGGCTTCTGTCCGGGCCGGTACCGCACCTCGGGCGGCAGTATCACCTGCGGCTTGCCGAGTGGCTTCACTCGCTCGAGCGGCTGGCGTAGCAGCCGGCGGCGCCTCCTGAATCCGTGCCCCAGTTTCGGCATCTTCTCCCCCTACAATCTGGCCCGTGTTTGGCTCGACCTGCGTCGCGCGGTCGTCGTACAGTTTCACCATCTTCGGGTCTTTGATGTTCGTGATCGGCAGCACCTGGCCCAGGTGTTGCTGGCTCCAGGCCTCGATCGACGCGCGGGCGACTCCGGTTGGGTCGTCGGCCACGCGCGCCGTAAAGAACCTGACATTCTTGACTAGCTTGCCGTCGACCCGCTCGCCATTGGCGAGGATGTTCCTGATCCGGTCGACCATCTCCGGAATCGGTTTCCCGATGAACTCTTTGCCTTTGAACTCGGTGTAGTGGGCGAGCGTCTTGTCGAGATCGACCCCGATCCACTCGGCCGCCGGATCCACTTTTGGCGGCTGCACCCGCTCAAGGTCGGTCGGCTTCACAGCCTCGCGGAGCTTGCCGTCAGAGAGCCGGACCCTGGCACGCACCAGCCCGGTTGAGGCCGGCGTCACGTATTGCACCACGCCGGCGGTGCCGTCCCTCAATCGGACGACGTCGCCCTTGGCTATCTCTCCGGGGCCTCGCTCTGCGGCGGCACTACCGGCTCCTGCTGCGCCGGCGCCTCGCCCTCCTTGGGTTGCGTCAGGCCGAACCTGCTGGCTGCCTGCCGGTACAGTTCGAGGCCCCTCAGCACCCGCTCCTTCGCCGCGCTTGTAAGCCTGGGCCAGCGCGGTCCTTGCGGCGCTATAGGCTCTGCGTTTGATCTCACTCGCGTTCCCCTTTCCCTCGGCCAGTTCCGTGGCGGCCGCGTTAAGGATGTCGTCGACCGTCCCGGTGCGCGTACTCAGCCGGTCATAAATTTCCTGGTCCTGGTCCTGCGCCGCGGTCTCAGCGGTCTTCGCGTTCTCGGCCGCGTTGATCTTGTTCTGGCCCTTTTCAAGCGTTGCCGCGCGGCCCTTGTCGGCGACCGTGGCAAAGAGCCTGCGCTCCCTGCCAATCTCGTCGCGGATATAGGCCGAGATCTCCGCCTTTTCGAGCGCCAGGTTGCGCCGCATCTCGACCGCTCCGAAGAGCGTCTGCTGCGTCTCGGCGTGTTCGCCGGCACCCGACGCCATCCTGGCTAACTCGGCTACCGTATCGTCACTTACGCGACGGCCCCGCATCTCCTGGCGCTCGATCAGCTTGAGAATTGCTTCCTGCTGCTCTGGGACCGCCGTGGCGTTGCCGATCTCGACGGCACGGCCGATGCGCAACTGCCCGCTGACGACCTTGTCGAAGAGTGAACTGTGGAGCCGCGACAGCGCCAGGCCGTTCGCGGCCGTGGCTTCACCCAAGGATATGCCCTTTTCTTTCAGATCCGCAAGCCCAATTCCGCTATCGCGGAAGAACTTCGCTGCGTCAACTGCGGTTCCGCGGCCCTCGGCGATGTTCTGGAGCGCGGCCGTGGCCCGGGCTTCCTCGGCCGTTGTGGCCGGCAGGTGCAGCGCGTTTAGCCGGGGCACCTCGTTTTCCTTGGCGTGCTGGGCCCGGTGGTGGCCGTTGACGACGTAGAGTTTACCGTTTGCGGGATCTCGCCAGACAGAGATCACGCCGGCCAGGTCCGGGTTCCATTTCTGGCCCTTGAGCAGGTTGGTTGTCCCCGATGCGTCGGTATTGAGTTTGTATTGGAAGCGCTTCGGATCGAAGGCTATCTCGGAGGTCTTGACCGAGCCTACTTCGCCCGGGCCTGGTTCGCGTCCTCGGGCGCCAGGCGCGCTTTCCACTTCGTTTTTGGGTTTAACTTCAACGCCTGGTCCAAGCTCACCACGGGCGCGCTCTCCCTGACTCTCGCGCTCAGACTTGTGGGCTTTGAGGGCGGATTCTGCGGTTTTGAGATCGGTGCCTGTGCCATAACTGAAATCGACTCCCTTCAACTGTACCTGTGATCCGGCCGGCTCGATGCCGTCGAAAACCTGCGCTCTGAGAATTTCCCTTGCCTTTTCCAGTTTCGCTTCAATGTCTTTTGGCGAGTCACCGCGGTAAAGGAACTCGTCGCCCTTGTCGTGGTACGCATCGAGGCCAGCCGCCCTCAGGGCCTCGGCCTTCGCGCGCAGCAGCTCGTCGCCGGCGGCGTAGCCAAAACGGTCATTGAAGGCCTTGAGCCCGTCTGCGTCGCTCATCGCGACCGCGGCGGCCGGCTGCTCGCGCTGCTTCTCTTCAAAGGCCCGTCGGTTGGGCAGGCCGGTCTTCTCGCTGGTCAGCAGTTCGCGCCGCATCTCTTCGGGCGCCATCTCAGCCACACGCTGCCGGCGGCCAGCGTCGACGCGCCGGTCTGGAGTTCCCTTGAGCGGGATCTCGGTTTCATTCCCCTTACTGTCGGTAACCGTGATCGAGTTGACCTTGAACGGCTTGCCTGCTGTGACCTGGTTGCCCACGTACTTCTGAGCGGCCTCGGGCTTCACGTAGGCGATCGTCGCGTGGGGTTTGTAGTCGGCGAAGTTTGACCGGGCAAAGTCGCCATGCTGCTCGATCTCGCGGTTGAGCCGGGCAAGCTCGGTGCTCTCGACGGGCGCATGCAGCGGCACGGCGCCATCAGAGTGAACCGAAGGCGGAAAGGCTGCGACAGGCCCCAGCGTCGCATCGAACGGGGTCTGCGACTCAATGAAGAAGCGCAACCCCGGGGTTAGGTCATGTTGCAGGCCGTAGCGCACCGTAACATGGTTGCCGCCCACATCCTTGCCCTGGCCGGCAAGGTCGGCCTCGGGAATCGCGGCGCGGGCCTGCTCGATCGCCTGGGCGGCATCCGAACCAGCCGGGATGTTCGAGTGTGTGGTGCCGAACTCGTGCTCGGTCGCCGTCTCCTGCTGGCGCGCCTGAAAGTCCTGCCAGTGTTGATCGTTCCGCTGGCGCAGCTCGGCCGCGGCATCCTTGTCGCCGTCGCGCGCCTTCTCGTAGAGGCTGTGGTCTTTATTGGCGGCGTCGGCCACTTCGCGCGGCAGAATCTGCACCTCGTGCGACACGTCGGACCCGGGCGCGCGCACGTTGAGCGTGTAGGAGTGGAACCCATGATCCTCGTCGCCCTGGGCAAAGTTGTCCTGCTCGGCGTGCACTTCGAAGCGTTGGCGAAGCGCCGCGATCGTCGCCGGCACGTCGGCCGGGGAGTCGACGGCGATGCGGAATCCGGAGTAGTCGCGTGCCGTGGCCGACGACTGGCCTTCGTCCTCGATCTTTTCCTCGAGCCGGTCGGCATCCTTCTCGGGTCTGGCTCCTGCTAACTTGGCCCCCGGTACATCACTTAGCGCCGTTTTGATGGTCGCCTTGACCTCGGGATGCTCCTCGGTTGCGCGCGCCTGAATCGCTTCGGGATTGTTGCCCTCCTGGAGCACGGGCCGCTCGGTCTCTGGCTCGACCGCGCCAATTGGTTTGACTGGTTCGCCGGCAGTGCCCGCAGGCGCTGCCGGGTTATTCGGCACCGATGTTCCCCGTGGAACATTCTCGCCGCCGCCGGCGGTGAGCTCTGCCGGCGCTGCCGGGGTTGGCGGCGCTGCAGCCGGCGCTGGTTGGCCGTAAGTGGCCTCTCTCGCGCCTACTCTCACCTTGGCGGTTGGCGTCCCCGGCACCACGCGGCTGCCCTCCTCGGCGCTGTAGCTGCCCGTGGGGCCCTGCTCCCGATAGGCTGGCCTGTAGCCGACCTGGCCCTCTATGGGTCCGGCACCAGCGCGCAGGCCGTGCTCCCCGTAGGCTCCTTCATACGTGCGCACGCCAGCCAGGTGCGCGCCCGTCAGTAAGGCAAACAGAGCATCAGCAGGGGCCGCCGTCCAGGCCTGGGTGGCTGTGATCACATCGCCCTTTTTATAGGCGTCGTAACCCAGGTTGAACTGCTGCACTGCTTCCTTGGCCATGCCGGCGGCAAAACCCATACCGCCAAGGATCCTCACTGCCCGCGGCACCGACGATGATCCAAGCGCATACATCAGGGCAAGATTTTCCGGGGTTGTCAGCCCGTCCGCAACCTGTCTCGCGCCACCGCCCATGCCGCGCAGGACGTTCGCCACCGAGAGGCCGCGGTCTTGAATCTTTGCAATCTGATCAGGGTCGCCGGACTTGTAAGTGTCGATCGCTTCGCGCAGCGGATCAGTTGCGTTTTCCATGTTCTTCTGGCGCTCTGCCTGGTCCGGAGGCATCCCCGCAGAGATCAGAAGCCGCTTGTACTCTTCTGGCGTTGTCCGCCCAAACATGGGTGATTTTTTGTCGAGCGCGTCGAGCATGTCCACGGCCCGCGTGAGCAGGGGTTTTCCGGTTATGGGATTAGCGGCTAGAGCGGCCGGAATCCCCGCGACGTTCGTCCCGATATTGCGCACCGTCGCTGTAGCCTGTTTGGCGTTGTCCTCCGCCCTGTCCATCTCCCTACCGAGCGTGCCGTCACCGCTTGGGTAGGGTAGTTCGCGGATCGCATCCCAGGCGCGGCCAAAAAGTCCTTTCGTTGGCGCGGCCTCGAGCGCTCCCGGGTGGGCCACTGCGCGGGCCGGTTTGAGCGGCGTTGCGGTTGTCGCTTCGAATGGCTCTCTAGGAAGCGCCGCCTCCTGCTGAATCTGCTCCTGCATGTTGCGCGGCGGTGCGCTGGCTGGTGCCCGGGAAAAGCCCTCTGCCGCCGGCCCGGCAAGTTCCATCTTTTCAGGTATAAGGGGTTTCAGCGGCACGAGTTCAGTCGGCAGCGTCGCGCGGTTGATGTCGATCTGTTGTGCCTGCCGTTCGGCGGTGAAAGCCGGCAACACCTTGTAGCCCTTGGGCACGTCCTCGTAGTCGGCGGCCTCCTGCGGGGTCTCCATCTCCGCGCCTGGCTGGCGTGTCAGGCGCAACCCTGGAGGCATGGCCGCCGGTGTCGGCGGCTTGTACTGGCCGCCAGGGAGAAACTGCGGCTCTAAGATGCTGGTCTGCCGCGGCGCCGGAGTGATCGAGTCGACTGCGGGTCTCTGGCCTTGGGGCTGGGCTGGCTGCGCTGGCGCCTGGGGAGCTGCGGCGGGCGGAGCCTGGGCCGGTGCCGCCGGTGGCAGCACCTTGTAGCCGTCGGGCACGTCGGAATACTGCTGCGGCTGGGTGTCCGATCCAGCCGGCGGCAGCACCTTATAGCCCTGGGGCACGTCCGAATACTGCTGTTGGTCCTGGTCGTCCATTATTGCCCGGGTCGCGACTCGGCGACCCATTTACCGCCTCGCTTTACTTCAATGTGACCGTCGGGTGCCTGCCGGCGCAGCCCCTCGGGGGCGGGCTGCCGCGGTGCCTTGCGGCTCGTCGCGGCGGCCGCGGCCGGCGACTGCACCAGTTGGCCCGTGCGAGCGCCAGCGCCTTGAGCGACTCTGCGGCCCGCGGCGGCCGCGGCCGGCGACTGCACCAGTTGGCCCTGCGGGTCGATCATCCAGCCGTCCTTCGCTAGCTTCGCGTTCGCGTCCTGGCGCAACTTTGTGACCTTGGCGTCGTACTCGGTGCCGGTGATTGAATCGAACTTTCCCGGCACCGTGGTGCGATAGTTGCCGTTTGGCTGTCGCTTCCAGGTGCTGGTGAACTCCGTGATCTTGCTCATGCCGTCGTCGGCCGCAGCCTTGACAGTATCCGGCGGCGTTGCGCTTGGCGGCTCCTTCTCCCGGCCGCCGGCCACCTGGTTGATCTGGTTGAGGTCGTCGAGCGTCGGTTGCTTGCCGCGGTTGGCCGGGTCGCGCTCCCATGCCCGCAGGGCCTGCGCCCGGGCCGTCTCCTCGGCGGTGGCCTGCCGTGGGTCGAAAAGCCGGCCGTTGGCGCGGTAGAAAGCGGCGTACTGGCCCTTGAGGCCGAGCCTGGTCGCTTCAGCATCCCACTGTTTGTACTTGGCTGCCCACTCGGCATTGGTCTCGGCCGTCTTGACGGCTGCCTTTGCCTCGGGGGTGTTCTGGTCGGCCGTGGCTTGGGTCTTCACCAGGTCCGCCGCCGTGGTGCCGACGTGTGCATAGTCGGGCGCAACGGTCTGGAGATCCTTGCCCTTGTCCCGAATTGCCGAGGTCGCCGCGTTGAAGCGCGCGATGATGTCGGCCTTGCGCTGCTGGTCCTGGGCGAGTGTTCCCTGCCGCAGTTGCTCGTCCTCGGTGTAGTCCTTGTTTGGCGAGCCGTAGGGCGTCGCCTGATCGGGGTGGCCGCCAAAGCCCTCGGCGAAGTTCTTGAACACGCGGCCGACTGTGCCCCCGAAACTATCCTTGTAAAGCGGTTTGCCAGTCACCGGATCTGTCGCCCTGGGATTGGTGGGGATTGAATCGGTCTCGATTTTCGTGTCGATCGCCGTGGTGTCGGGCGCTGCGGGTTCGGCCTGGAAGGCTTGCCGATTCTGGTCGGCGATCGAGAGCTCGCCCTCGAGACCCTTTTGGGCGTAGCCTGCCCAAGGTGCCGCGCCAGCCGGTGCGGGCGCCGCGGGGTTCGATGGGTTCGGATTGGGTGCGGCCGGGTCGGGCGCCGTGGCTGCTGGTCCCAGCGTCTCTGGCGGCGGGGCGGCCGGCTGGCCGGGCTGGGGCCTCGTGTGGAGTACGGGCCTGGCCGGCGAGCCTGGAGGATCCTGAAAGCGTGGATCCGGATCGGCAGCCGCTGGCTGCGGAGCAGCAGCCGGAGCGGCCGGTTCGGGGGTCGGCGGAGGGGTTGCCTGCGCAATCTGCACGGCCTGCGCGCTGGCGTTCCTTTCATCGCTGGCGGCCTTATACGGGCCCGAGAGTTGGCTCAATGCGGCGGAGGCCTTGCCCGGGTTTGCGCGTAGTTCGTCTGGGTCGTATCCGGCCGCCGCGAGCGGCGCAGAACTCCGGCTCATTGAGGCCAGGTCGCTGCCGTCTGCCCAGTCTGTCCAGTCGTCAGCCATCAGCGTGCCCCTTTCGAGTCGGCGAGAACTCTTGCGATGAACCGGCCGCCGGCTGTTTTTATGACCGCCTTTTGTCCTGCGTGCCACTCGAGGAGGCACTTTAAAACGTGGTTAGAAATGTCGCGCTCGGTGAAGCCTTCGGCAAACGGCTTACCCCGCACCACCTTCTCGAGGTTCCAGTACGATCGCCAGAGGTTTGAGCCCTCGGCGCCGATCAGCCACAGCGAAGCGCTGCCCAGGCCGGCCTCAAAGACATGCCGCAGCACCCACGAAACTGCCCTCGACCGCGGCATCCACTGGTCCGCAATCCGCTCCCCCCAGCGCGCGTAGGCGGCCGCGACGACCCGGCCGTGCCAGGTCCTGCTGAATTTGAAGGCCAGCCAGAGCCGGAAGAGCACCGTGCGCCGGCTGCCCCACCCATCCCAGAGCCGCGCCGCAATCCAGCATCCACCGACTGCGGTCGCGATGCCTCCTGCGGCTGATTTTCCGAGGCCTTGGGCGAGAGCTCCGAAGCCCGAAACGGCCGCGTTGCCGAGTTCATCCAGGAAGCTAGGTTCCTCTGCCGCCTTTTGGCTGGTCTCGAGCGAGGTGTTGCCCGCCACGGCCTGCTGGCCGCTCAATGTCGTCTCCAGGCTTGCCGGCACCTCGCTCGCCTGGAGCGTGCCTTTGTTGTAGGCGGCTTCGTTTGAGATCCGCTCGGCGTTCTGCTGCGCCTGTTGGCCCGAGAGCGTGCGCTCGTTGGCCTGCTCATCGGCCTGGGTCGCAGCGATCGCCGGCGCTGCGTTCTGTCCCGTGCGCACGGCTGCCCCCTGCATGGCCTGGCCGGCCGCCGCGGCAGCCGCGTCCGAAGTATTGGCGAGCACCTTGTTCTGCGAGGTCTCGAACTCTCCGCCGGCTTTGTAGGGGTTGGCCGAGGCATATTGGGAGAGTTGGTTTTCGTAGTCCTGCACACCCGTCTGAGCGCCGGTGTAGCTCTGCTGGGCGTTCTGGTTGAACGTCTGGTTCTGCTGCTCGGCGGTCGACAAAACCTGCGCTTCCTGGCCTCTGCTCATAGTCGGTTCCTTTCAAAGCACGCGAAAAAAATGGGCCAAGCGATGGTCAATCTGTTTCATGCCCTGCTCGCCGAGCACTTCAATCAACTCCGGCGTCGCGCGCTGGCGCGGCACAAAAGCGTGCGCGTCGTCGTAACCCCGTTCTTTGAGAAGCTGGAGCGCCATGGGGATGTGACCCATCGAAAACTCCATCTCCTCGCGACCGCCGCCGAAGCTCATCACCTCGATCGTGCGCAGAAAAACGTGACCGCAGCGCGCCCGCCAGGGCCGGTCCCCCGTCCTTGCTTCGGTCACCAGCGCCAGCGCCACGTTCGGAAGCCTGCGGCCCAGGTCTGGGTGGCCGTCCCTCATTTCAAACACCGGCGGAAAAGGGTAACTCGTTCCGTCCCTCCGGTTCTGCGCCGCCGCCGCTCGCCATAGCGCCGGCAGATCTTTGGGCTCCATCATCCGGACTCGATACTCACATACGGGCATGAGGCAAAGCCTTGAACTCCGGCACGTTGTGTTTTCTGGCGTAGGCCCTGAGCGCCGCGTGGTGATGGTTAAGGCGCTCGAGAAGGTGCCGCTCGAACTCCCGCGGGTCGAATACATTGCCGGCTGAGTCCTTGAGCGTGCCGTCGGGCTCGATCGAGAAATCCCCGCCCAGTTTGATCCTCACTGTGTTTGGCCCGACGTGGTACTCAAAGGCGCCGGTGCCCATCCAAAAATGAAGCTCCAGCCGCGCCGGCTGGCCTGACTCGGTGTGCACGCCTCGCTCGATCAGGCCCACTTTGTGCATGCCGGCGTCGAGGTTCATGTGGTGGTACTCCCGCTCCCAGCTCATACGTTTGTCAGCCTCCCGCCGTTGCCGGCCGCTGCCGTGCCGCCGCCCTGCGCGCCCGGAAACACGCCGCCCGAGACGACGACCGTCGTACCGCCCGGATAGAGCGTTCCAGGGTTGCCTGGCGCGACCGAGATCAGTACGCCGCCCACGATGGTCTGCGCCCCGAAGGTCGCGCCCGTTCCTGGGCCGAAGGTCGCGAGAGCCAGAACGTAATCGGCACTCGCGCCAGATCCGCCAAACGTCACGTTGTACCCGATGATCTGGCCGCCCGAGATGATCGGCACAATCACCGGCGGCACCGGCGTGCCGGTACCGACCACGCTCACCTTGCCGATCGGCGTGATGCCGTCCTCAAGCAGCGAGCCCAGCGTCGGCCGCAAGACGTAACCCTGGCGGCTGCGACCGACAAACTGCGTCGATCCTGGCGGCACACCGACGATCACCGCCGCCGGCAGCACGCCCTGTGCCCCGCCCTTCAAGGTTGGCATCGAGGTCAGCGGCCCTGCTGCTCCCTGAATCTCGACGGCTGCCGTCGCGCCGACCGCCACGCTGGTTACGACGCCCAGATTGGTCTGGTTGAAGGCCCCGCCGTCGGAGGTGGCCGCGCTCGACACCAGACCGGCCTCGATCGCCGACTGCGAAGCCAGTATGGCCTGGTTCCAGACCTGTTTATTGAAACTCGACTCGAGCCGGAAGAACAACGTGCGGCCGGGCAGGTTCAAGACAATGCTCGTCGCCGTCGTCGGCTCGAGCACCGTGACGCCGCTCGTAAATCCCTTCACCGTCGAATAGCTCACCCGATTCCAGAGCGTTGCCGGCTGCGTGAGTTTGGGCGGCGTGATGGTCACGGTAAACGTGCCGTTTGACCCCTCGACCGCGATCGATCCTTGCGGCGGCGGCGCCGCGTTCTGCTGGTCCGACCCCTGGGTCACGCCAACCGTGCCCGAGACCTTGGCGATCTGCGCGCTCCATCCCTGGAAGAGATTGCGCGCGTCCTCCTGGGTCGCCCGCGGCAGCTTGCCGACCAGCGATTCAATCAGCGCGAAGTCATTGGGGGGTATCGTGCTCATGGTTATCCATTCCCCGCGTCGAACGATCCGCGCGCGACCTTGACCGGGATGATGTAGGCGGTAAGTCCCTTGACGCTGGCCCAGGAGCCTGGCGTCTTGCCGTTGTCGTAGAGCACGCTCCAGTATTCATCGGTGACGCCGCGGCCCGGCTTCCTGGTCAAATCGACCTGGCCCTGCGGCGTGAGAGACATCGGCCGGCAGCGCAGCATCTTCTTCGGCCCGTTGATGTCGGTCACCTTGTTGCGGCCCGAGAGAAAACTCACGTTGATGTCGCCAAAGCCCACGCAGGTGGTGACGACGCCCTCGGGCTTCGACGGTTTCTGCATTTGCTTGGCCGAGACCGTCTGGTACTTCCAGTCGATGCCGGCGCCGTTATCGTCGAACCGGCCCGGCGTGCGCGCGTTCACGATGCCGCTGGGGTCGGTCTGGGTGTAGGCCAGTTGCGACTGGTAGAAGTCGCTCGAGGTATGGTCGGTGCCGTCCGGGCCGAGAGGCAGCGGCGGAGGGTTCGCCACCACGCGCTGGATCCGCCGGCAGATAAAGGCCGAAACATCGTTGAAGGCCCAGCGCCGCGAGGCTTCCTGCGAGACCTCCTTTTGCGCATAGGTCGAGAAGTGGATCGGGTTGAGCCAGCCCTCAAGAAAACTCAGGGTGAACTCCTGGTTCGGCGTCGGCGAGTTGCCGGTCGGCACCTGGATGCGCACCGTGTGGGTATCGTTGTCGATCATCAGCGCGATGGTCTCTGCGGCCGCCCAGTTGATCGTCGCCCACTCGCGCGGCACTTCCTTGGTCATCAGGTCGGGGTCGCCCGTGCCGTCGTATTTGTAGAGGCCGGAGCGGTGCACGAAGGCGATGAACTGATGGTTGCAGGCGAAGGCGCGCGGGCCGCACGGCCCCACGCCCTCAGCATCCTGCGACGGACCCCAGCGCGTTTTTGCGTCCCAGGTGACGGGGTCGCCGGTGCCAGGCGTGATCACGATGGCCGACTGCGAACGCATGGCATAGATGGCGTTGCGAAATTCGATCAACCCCCAGCACACCTCGCCGCATTGGGTGAGCAGAGGCAGCGGGCTGGTGTCGGCGTAGATGCTCTCGTACTCCCCAAAGAGGCCAATGACCGGCCCAGTCGTAAAGCCCGGCGCGCCGCACACCGAGATCCGGTTGCAGGTGGTGAGGAAGTCGACGCGCACGCCCGCCGGCGGCGCCTGCACCCGCAGCCGGTCGGTCGAGTTGTTCGCGGACTCGAGGTAGGTGTCGGAGAAGTTGAACGTGCCCGTCGTCGTCACGTTGTCGAGGATCACGGTCGGGATGATGGTGACCCCATCCGAGAGGAAGCTCTTCGGGTAAACCTGGTTCTGGGTTGGCACATCCAGGTTGACCGTGCCAACCCACCAGAACGGCCCTGACTGGGTCGAGTCGGCGACGCTCCAGTTGATGGCGCGGCCGATGATATTCACGGGGCCGATGGGCACGTTGAAGACTGCGATCTCCCAGCCTGCCTCGTCGACGATGTACTTCGACACCGCGGCCTGGGTAAAGCCCGAGAACGTCTGGTTGCGGTTGATCCAGGACGGCACCGCGTATCTGTAGCCCTGGGTCTCGTTGATGCCGCCGTCGGCGGTATCGGCCACGATGTCGCCGCCCGGCCCTGTGCCGTTCACGGTCACAGACATCGGCCCCGCGGCAGTGTTGTCGACGGGAACAGTCTGGCCGACCTGCGAGGTGGCTGAAAGCGCATAGGCCGAGATCGGCGGCTCGGCAGTGCCGGTCGCAACGTCGGCCTCGTAGACGTTCACGGTGACCAGTTGCGGATACTGCTGGGCGTCGGCGAGCTCGGCGAGCGAGACCTGGACCTCATCCTGAAGCAGGGTATTCACGATCGACGACGACGGGCCGAGCGGCGTCTCGCCGCTTGAGTTTGAATAGCTCAGGCGGATCCACACGTCGCGGCCGGCAACAAACGCCCCAGCGCCCGGGTTGCGGGTGAGCGCAGCAGCCTGCGATGGCGTCGGCAGTTGGCCTTTGGTGATGCGTGCGCTGTTGATGGTGGGCGCGGGCGCGCCGACCGCGGTCGCGGTCACGATGGGCGTCGCGCCGAGGGCGGAGGACAGGGCGAGCTCGTAGGCGGCCTGTGGCGGAGCCGGCGCCGCGAAGGCCACATCAGCCTCATAGACGTTGACGCCGGTGATCGCGTAAGGCGGTTTGAGCTGCCCGAGCCAGCCAGGAAGATCGGCAAGCGCAGGAATCGTGACCTGGACGCCCTGGTTGATGGCCGTGGTGGTGATCGAGGCCACGGCGCCGGCAACGGTTTCGCCCATGCCGTTGGTGAAGGTGAGGAAGATATAGACGGTGCGGTTGGCAGCGAAGGTGCCACCGGCATTGATCAGCGCGAGGACCGGGGCCGGAGGCTCCGGCAGCCGGTTCGCGATGACCATGGTCAATTCTTTCCAGGTCACCGGCACAAGGCCTGCCGCAACCTGGGCCGGCGAGAGCACCTCGATGACCTCCGCGCCTTCGGAGGCTGGCCCGGTCGGCCAGACCGGCTCGAGGGGTCCGGTCGCGCCGTTGTTCTGGGCCTGGTAGGTATGGCCGTTGCCCTGCCGGCCAGAGTTCGAGTTTGAAGGGCAGGCGACCTCGCCCTTGTATATGGCCGGCGTGATCGGCAGCCACTGCCACCCGTAGGGCTTCATGCCTAGGGGGTCAAGAGTGAGGGTCTTGGGGTTGTAGCAGGAGAGTCCGGCCGTCGGCGTCTTGAGGTCCGAGTAGGCGCTCCAGACCCGATTACCGGCCTGGGTGTCGATCTTGTGGCTGGCCGTCGGCAGCTCAAACACGCCGGCGGGCACCGGGATCAACCGGCCAGAGCCTATGGGAGACTCGCGTTCCAGAATTCCAGAAGATGTAAAGCGCAGCATCTGCTGGAAAAAGGGATCGGTCGCCGAGAGCGACTGATACTGGAAGTCCCAGAACCCGGTGCCGGGCGCCGCGGCGCCCTGCATGATCAGGCAGTTTCCGGCCCGCGTCGCCGCCGACAGAGCTCCGCCCGTCGAATCACGGGTAAAGTCTGTGTTGCGGCAGACCGCCGCGCATCCGGCGGGCAGGTTGGTCGGATCGTCCTGATCCACCTGCCCGAGCATGCGCGAAATGGCAACCGGAACTCCTGAGAATACTGGCACGGGCCGCTCCTCGCTTCCGTGAGCGACCTACGAGTTCTGCTGCGTGTTGACCAGGATCTCAAGGAAGTGCTCGCCGTTCAAAATCGCGTCGGGATAGTTCGCCGAAGCCAGCTCGGCGCCCTCTGAGGCATACCAGCGCAGGCCGAAGGACGTAACGCCGCCGGCAACGGTGCGCTGCACCTGGGCATAGTAGCCACCGGCAAAGCCAAACCAGCGCGGCGAGACCGGGGGCGGGTTCTGGCCCGGGTTCGGTTGCGGAACCTGGCCAATGGCCTTGGGGTCCTTGATCGCGTTCAAAGGCAGGTTGTCGGCGGTTCCCTGGATATAGGCGCCGGTGACGGCGATCGAGACGATGTTGCGGTCCGGGTTCGATGCCGGGCTCGCTTGCGCCATGGACAATGCGTTCATTTTTCACTTCCTTCGTTGAAGTCGCCCTGCTGGGTGCTGCTCTTCTTCCGGCTCCTCTTGCTCGAGCCGCCGCTTGCCACATTTTTCACAACAAACCTCGCGCCGCCGGCCTCTGCCGACGGGCATCATCAGCGCGTCCTGCCGAATCTCACTGCCGCAGTCCGAGCATTTCTCGGCCTGGTCGGCGGGCACAAAGTGCCCCCGATGACTCACCACCACCACCACCCCGCACCGCGCTGCCGCCGGGCGTTTGAGCCGGCGCGCGCCGTGTAACCCTGCTTTTGCCGTATCAGCTTGGCAACGATGTCGTCCGCGGCTGCCTCGACCGTGTCGACCGCGGCCTGTGTGTAGCCGGAGTTGCCTGCCTCAATGCCCACCAGGCCCAGCGTCGCCATCGTGAGCGGCACTTCCATGTCCGGGTCGACGACCAGCACCTGCTCGTCCTTGGTCAGGGCCGGCGGATTAAACCGGCCGTCGACGAGGATGTCGATCGGCATGTTGACCGGGGTGACGAAAAGCGTCGCCGCCCTCCAGGTGAAGTACATGGCTGTCGCCATCGAACTCACCGGGTAGGGGAACGGCAGCGTCTTCTTCTCAAAGGCCTCGCGGTACTGATACTCAGGCGCGCCGGCCGGCTTCCACCACAGATAGAGCGGTTCATAGAGACCCTCCAGGGGCCCGCCCGGCTGCTCGAAGCCTGCAAGCGAGGTGAGCCCCTGGTTGGTCGGGTTGGTGTTGGGATCGTTGGCGTTCGGGATCTCGACCAGTTGCTCGAGGTTCGACCCCGTCGCCCGCTTGATGTAAAGAGTCTGGGTGCGATAGGCGAACTGGATTTTAGGCACCAGATAGCCGTCCGGCGTCCAGTCTGCCTGATCGTCGCCCACCAGCGACCGCACCGTCTTCTTCACATCAAAGAGAGTATTCAACTTACTCCTCCCCCTTTACTCTTCGCCGACCATGGCTGTGGTCGCTGCCGCCTGGATATGGTCGGCCGCTGCCGCTCTTGCCGCCTTGGCCTCGGCCGCCTTTTTTGCGGCGCCCGTGAGTGGCCGCCCGCCCGAAACGACGGCCGCGATTGGCGGCGCCGGCGAACCCCCGAAACCCTGTTTCCGAATCTCAAGTTCGGCGAGCACGATGTCGCGCTCCTCGCCCTTGAGCGCCATTAGCCAGGCCTCGGCGACCGGGAAGCCGGCCATGAAGGTGTCGAAAGTGTTGATCGGCGCCCCGCACTTCGGGCAGAACGGTGTCTCAGGTTCCGGTTCCGCAGTCCGGCAAGACTGGCACTTGCGCAGGCCGCTCGGAACGCTGGCCGTCTCGGCTGTCGTCAGGGTCAGCAGTTCGTTTAGCCAGGTGCGCTCGCCCGGCTTCGGCGGCGGCGCGTAGCCCAGCCTGATCGCCCAGCGGTACCAGACGCGATCCGACACCGAGATGTCCTTGCGGTCCTCCTCGGTGCCATTGAAGCGTTGCTGCGCCCTCGAGATCACCGCGTCCGCGTAGCGAAGCTGGCCGTCGAACATTTTTGCCAGGTAGTCGTCGAGATTCCACTTGACGGTGCGGTAGCGGCGCGTCACCAGTTTGCCCGATGTCGCGAGAATCGCCAACGGCACTTCGATCACGCGCTTGGTCACATCCTTTTCTTCGGAGAGCCGGGCGAGCAGGTGAATGTCGCCCTTGAAGGCCAACACCCCGAACATCTTGCGCGCGTCCTTGGGCGGCGGTGCTGCCTTGCCGTCGGCGCCGGTCGCGAAGATCGGCGAGAAATGCTCGAGAAAACTGTAGGCGATCGCGCACGGGGTAAAGTAGAGCGGTTCGCGCTGCGGGATGGCGTCGCCCGGGCCTCCGCCCTGGTACCAGGTCGCGCCGACGTTTTTGCCGTAGATGTGCGGCTCGCGCACGGTCAGAACGTGGCCGATGCGGTCGCGGCCGTCGTAGGGTA